CGCCACAAATTGCTCGAAATATTTCTGATCAACAGGCGTTTCTGTGAAGATTTCTGGCGGTACTTGATAGCCAACACTTGAAGGTTGTGGCGTAAGTGCTTGATCTGTAACAATGTCAGGGGTAATTCCGCCAGCTGGCGGGATTTGATACTTTAGTAGGGTGTCGTCAACAGCAGGCTGTGTAACTTGTGGCTCGGCAACAGCGGCTTGCTGAGCAGGTGCTGGTTGCTCAACAGGCATACCAATACGCTGAATACCACGGCTAGCAGCACCAAGCGCACCACCACCAACAGCACCGGATAGACCTGCTTCGATATACTGTTTAATACGCTCTGGCGAGAATAGATCGCCACTGCCACGCACAAAGTCTACGGCTGCATTGCCGATGACCTCTTGGGCAGCTTCAGTAAGACCTTCTTTAGGTGCAGTCTTAGCAGCCGCAATCGCAAGATCCTTGGCGGCCTCGGTAAAGCCAGCACGCTTGGCAACTTCTTCGCCAGCCTTAAGCTTGCCAAACATACCAAGCTTACTTAGGAAGGCTGATGGCGCTACTAGGTCTAAGAGCGTCTGCCCAATTGCGGCAGTGGCAGCAACACCAGGGCGCAGTTCACCAGTTTCTTCTGCAATCTTGGCAAAGGTTTCGGGAGCGTTTAGCGCATAGCCTCCAACACCAGCACCTCCCAATCCTGCGCGTTGCATAACTTGTGTTGCACGAGCTGCGCCAAGAGATTCAGCAGCCGCAGCAGGCAAACCTCTGGCAAGGGCAGCTTCTGTAGCAGCGGTTCCAGCCCTTGCTGCAATACCTCTAGCACCAGCAGCAGCGGCGCCCCCAGGTAACAACATAGCAAGTCCATAAGGTAAGGCCTCCCCAGCACGCTCATAGGCAAAACCCAGAGCAGATAGCGGACCTGTCACATCCTCATAAGACTGGTACATCCTTGGAAGACGCTCTGCACGTTCAGCGTATTCCTGCTTTGCTTCTTGTAAAAACTCTTTGGCTTTGTCATCAAAGCCTAAAAACGCAAGCCCCATGGCTGGGAGCTCTTTGGTAACCGATGTTCCAATGTTCCCAAGGGTACGCGCAATAGGCATACCCGCACGTTGAGCGACTGAGAATTCAGGTTTGAACTCTGACTGCAAGCTTTGCAACACCCTTTGATATTGCTCTTGCGTATACCCTTCAGGAAGCTGAACAGGGCCGCGCCCCGGAACATTGAAGATTGGCATTTAGGCCCCGCGTTTTTTCATTTCTTCATCTGAAATAATTTCTGGGCTTAGCAATTGCGGCGCATTCTGCATGTACACTTCCCTAATAATAGCCTTTTGTTGGTCTTTATACTCAGGGCTTTGCTCCCAGTTAGCTGGCTTAAACCACTTCTTTCCCCACTCCGCCTTAAGTTGAGCCAATTTTGGCGCTGCAAGCGCCTGTAACTCCATCTGCAACTTGATGCGGTCTTTCAAGGGTAATGGTTTTTCACCGGCAGCACCTGCCTGTTTTGCCATCGCACCAGCCAAACCTAAGCCGACCTGTAATGGCATCATTGCTTGCTCTTGCGCTAGCTTCTGCGTTTGCAGTCTATATGTACGCTCTTCTCTTGCCGCCCTGTCAGCCGCATCGTAATCCCCACGACGCACAGCATCTTGGTACTTGGCATGAGCCAACTGCGCCTGCAATGAAGCTTGTTGCATCGCACGATTCTCGGCACCCATGGACTTCTTAACATCCTCACCGGCCTGCAACCCGCCAGCCAAACCAGCAAGGAAGTTACGATCTTTACTACCCAACATGGATAGAGCGATCTGGCGATTAGCAGCTTTCTGGATGTCTTCCTGACTGGGTTGCTGACCATAGAACTTCTTTAGCTGCTCCATGATTGGAGACATCTGGTCTGGAAATGCCGCCTGCCTTTCTTTCAAAATTTGTTGCGACCGACCGGCGGTTTCGTAAGGCTCTTCGGTTTGAATCTGTGGAACCCCTGCCATGGCTTTCTTGCCCATAGCAATGATCTGCTCAATACCCATGGGAGCCTGAGCGGCAGGGGCTTGCTGCGGTGCAATAACTTGCGGTCTTTGTTGCGGTTGTGCAGGCTTAGCTGGCGGTTGAGCGGCTGGTTGGGCAGGCTTGGGCGCAGCTTCTTTCACGCGTTGCTGAATCGTAGACTCAGGATAGCCCGCCGCACGTAATTCCGCTGGTGTAGCCATAACACGCTGGCCATTGATGATGGCAGGGACGCGGACCTCTTTCTCTTCCTCGACAACAGCTTCACCGCCAAACTCTGCGCCAACACCACCACCAAACTGAAATGCAACAGGACCACCACCGGCCATGCGCTGCTCAGGCATTAGCCCAGCAAGACCGGCTTGTGGCATTTCTTGTTGCGACGGAGCCATTTGCATAGGCTGCTGCTCTTGCGGAGCATTCATACCAGGTGGCACCATGGGCATACTTGGCGCCATGGACTCAGCCAACTGAGCAATAACAGGCTTGTTAGGCTTCTGCGCTCTCTGGCTGTAACGCTTACGCATATCCTCCCGGCGAGCCATTTCCGCCGCGGCAAAGATCGCTAGCTTAGGATCTTGTGCGTACTTAGGCAGCACCTGATCAGGCACTGCCTTGAACATCTCCATGGCCTCAAGGATATTGACATCCCCGCCAAGGCCGGTATTTGCTTGTGCTTGCATTGCTTAGCCCCCGTACAAGAGACGTGCTAATCCTAACCCTTGGGTTAGTGGATTACCAGAAGACTGATAAGCAGACTGTGTGGCATAACCTGGTAAGCCAAAGATGATGTTCCTGTAACGCTCTGCCTGCTGCGCCGGATAATCCCGCTGCTGCTGGAACTCTTGATACATAGCATCCAAATCGCGCTGACGGCGTGCTTCATCCGTAAGCCCAAGCTGCTGCAAGGTCTGAGCCTTCTGCATCTGGTTCTGCAAGTCTTGCTGATACAACTGGCCAGCCTTGTCATAGGCCGCAGCCGACCCCTGCATCTGAATATTAGATAGCTGAGATCCAAGATTACGCATGAGATCTGATTCAACAATCGCCTGACGCGAGCCACCAAATGCACCGCGCTGGCCGGCTTGTGCTTTCAGGTTTTGTAATCCCTGTGTGTAATCACGCACCGCGGCAGCCTTGGCCACATCCGTAACACCTTGCTGGTACGGATTCATGTAAGCCTGCATGACGCCCATCTTCTGGCCGCCCACGTCAATCTGACCAAGCAGACCCGGCGAAGAGGCAGCTTGCTGAGCAGCTTCAACACCTTGCTGGTACAAAGGCGCCGTCTCAGCATATCGCTGCTGAGAATAAGGCGTATAGGGGGTATACGCAATCTGCTGCCCCATGCGGAACACATCAGATATGTAAGGGAGTTGGAACTCCGGGGGCATTTGCGTGATTGTTTGCGACGGGCCGCCCATACTCATTTGGACACCTCTTCCATCAAAGTTACTGTTTTCAATCGTTGCGGGTATATCTTCTGCCAGCCAGGACGCCCTTGCAACATGATGGCATCACAGTCTGCTTGCTTGGCGAACAATCGTATGTACGTCACGATATGCTGAATCTCATCTAAATTGCCCCCTGCAAGCCACACATTACAAAGCCTTTTGCGTGGGTACTGCTTAATCTCTGTTACTAGCGCACATTCCTTACCGGGCCAAAACTGCGCCTGCCCTTGCTGTATTGCTTCTAACACATCCTCTAGGGAAAACAAATTGCCGGCTTGGTCCAAGGCCGCTTGGATCCATGCACTGCAACGCTCCCATTCATTCATGCAGGCATAGCCTTATCTGTCTTCACTGCCGGAGGCTGCTTGCTTGTTCCATGCCTCGCCTTGCGGATCTTCTTCATCATGTCGTAGAGCTTCTGCGCCCCAGCATTCGATGAGCCATTACCAAGATCGGATACCACATCAGCAGGTACAACAAACTCACCACGGGCTAACCTGGCAGGCTGAGTCTTACCACCGCCATGGTCAATCTGTGCTGTGATGCTATCTGACATTCCGTCGCCCGGACCTTCTAGGTATCTTCCGGCTGCTGCGTATACATCACCGCCTTCGTTATAACCAACGAAGATGTCATCTACAGAGCCGCCCGATGCGCCACCTTGAACTGTGTCGCTTCCAGAACTGCCTACTACCGTGCTGTTTCCCGCACCACCCGCTACCGTGTCGTTTCCGGCGCCACCAGTTACCGTACTTGCGCCTTGGAAGGTTATGGGTGTAATTGTCATTGGCTTATACAAAGAAGCCAATCCTGCTTCGTATCCTGCCTGTCCCTGAGCAATCTGTTCTTGCGTAGGGCCATAACGCTTAGCGGCTTCCGTAGGATTGAACTGAAATGGATTCGGGTTGAAGAACAGGGGCATACCCTTCATGGGCGTGTAAATGTTCTGGCCAGACGCGGACTTTTGTTGCGCTGGCTGAGGAGGGAACATGGGGGCGGTAAGCGCACGGTTATAAACAGGAGCGGCCGCATATACAGGCTGCTTAACCGCTGGCGCTTGTTGGCGTGAAAGAGCGGCTGCTAATGCCCCAAGACCCAAGGCAAGCCCTGCTCCAGTCCCACCAGACGCCCCTGCGTTTCCGCCAAGCAATGCGTTCAGTACATTGTTAAATGTATCCGACCAGCTAGAAGATCCACTAGCTGATGTATTACCTGTAGATGTATCTACAGTTAGACCGGTTATTGGGTCAAATACATTCCCAGAAACATAATCAATCTCTGTATTGCTTGATGTCGACATGGCTTACTCCGCTAAGTAGCCCATTTTATTGGGTTAAGTCATAGAAGGAAATGGACCCGACGCCATCTCCTTTAGTTGCACCAGATACAGTCCTTACACCTAGCGTATAAGTATCACTTGTGCCTGAGATGGTTGCACCAAGTTGTAAGTCCCAGTTATAGCCCGTGGCCGTGGAGGTATTAACCGTACCGCCACTGCCTGTTGATGTGACGTAATCTGTTTGAACAATTGTTCCACCGCTCATCGCTGTAGCGTCAACATCATAATCAACGTTGGAATCAGACGGCACAGTTGCCGCCCAAGTTGCTCCAGTAAGCGTGGTGTTTTTTATTAACGCCACTTCATAGTTCTGGCTGGTTAGTGGCAGAAACTGTGTACGGTTGGGTAGCACCACCGCCCCAGTGCGTCCTGAAGCAAGCCGGATGGACACGATAGGATAAAACGCTGCCGTATCAATATTAGTAAACGATGTGGTGCGCCTTGCTACATGGTCAATAGAGGTCTGTTCAAACCCACCCTCGGAAACAACCGAGCAGCAAATAGACTTCATGCTGGCAGCAACGGCTGATGTAACCGTGCTGATCTCATATCTAACCGGCAAAATGGCCGTGGTCATATAAACATTGGAGATGTCGTTTGCATTGTTAAACGTATGACAAACGATGTACTGGCCATTAATAATGAACCCACACCGAATTGACCCAACGCCGAGCCACTCAAAATCCATCCAAAGAATCTGCGCCTTGCTTGGATCAAGCGTCAAACCTGAAGGCCCAGAACCGTCTAACTTGTCGCCGTTCCAATTAGCTTGGGTTACCGTTCTTGCATCAGATGCCGTGCCTGTAACGTAAGACCGTAAAACAAATGAATAGGTTCCATCTACTCGTTGGAAGAACACACCGTTTTGATCGTTGTAGTAACCAACCCGCTGCGTTAGATTTAAGCTTTGGCTGCTATCCATCACAAAGGTTGCAAGCACCAGCAAGCCTTTTCCTGGCTGGTACGGGAAGGACCGATAAGACTGACGGATGACTGAGCCGACACCCGCACCTGTAACTTCCATCTTGACGGCTGCTTCGTTGGGCAGGAAAGAAGTTGTACCTGTACCCGTGGTTGAAACATCAAACTGGTTGTCAGCAGCGTATCTATTCTGGCTATCAAAAAGGGTATAAGGCTCACTAACCCGTTGACGGCCAAACGCATCAAAGTACGTCCCGGGAAGTGTTACTGGGATCGTTGAAGTGGTAGCCATAAGATTCGCCAGAAAATTATCAAGACGGTTGAAATACAGACGCAAGACATTGCTGTACTGGTCTTGGTAAAACGCAGAATATTCCTGCGGCGCCATAGGGAGGCTAGGCGCAACAACCCTTGTAAACTCATAATCTGTTGTAACAATTAAGCTCATGCGCCACGTCCAGTTGCCCTGCCATCCGGCCTGATGTCAATTCGCGGCGATCCTAGCTGCCATGCACATCCAAGCTGATTAGACTCTACCTTAAAGATCATCTGCCGGCCGCGCACACGGACATAAACCTGGCCCGTAAACTGTTCAATCTGCGTGGTTGATGTACGCACCACTGAAGCTGAAGATGAGCCGCTATTAGACTGAGGATTGTTGTAACCAGATCCTGAGTTCATCATGGGAATCAGCGTCATGGTAACGGCAGGTGAATCAGCAGACGATCCATCAAACGTGATGTCAGGCAATATCCTGTACACATAGCCCAAGCTATGGCCATCCTGAATATCAAACTCAGCTGACTCTATGTAAGCATTGATTGGCAGCGCCGTACCAGTCTCATTGTCATCCAGACCGCGCTCATGGTCCACGATATTGTAGTTGTAAGTCGCAGCCTGTGGGTACTGTCTCAGACCCGAATCACTCCACGCCGTACGTGCCATGGTTCCGTAGTACCAGACATTCTCTGCGTAGTTAAACACCACATACCGATCGATGGTCGTGGAATTAGCCGAGCAATAGAACCACCAAACCTCGTTGAAACCTTCATTGGTTCCAGCAAATACCTGGAAGTTTTGGTAACGATTTATATCATTAAAGATATATCTGCGTAGGTCACAGTTAAGCGTCTGTACACGTCCGTTGTACAGATAGAACTTATCCACGCCCATCCAGTAGGTCACACCAGAAGCATTAGCCGTGGCGTTAGGGCCAATGATGGACGTGTTATCCGCAAGGATTTGGGAGCCAAAGACCAGTGGCGGCCCAAGATATTGAATGGAAAAGAGGGCTGAGTCAGTCCACGCAAGGATCTCTTGGCGGGTTTGCTGAACCGTGATGATCTGCGACCCATGGGAAAGCCTGATTGATCCTGCGGTATTGGTCGATGACGGAAGCCAATCCACCAAGGATTCCTGGTCACACCAGCGAATAAGCATAGGATCAGCCACGGTACTTCCGATGTCATTACATCCAAAGACCATGAGATACCGTAAGGCATCAGAGATGATTAGTGAGTACTGGTACTTTGGTACATCCTCAAGAACCATAGAATGCGTACCTGACTGAGTACCAGTTGTCGTGATCACCGAACCCGTTGGCGTGGAAGAAAGGTTTGCAGACAGCCCAGATACATTACGCAAGTAGTACGTTGTGCCTACAGATAGACCCGTTGGAAGCGCCCCAGTCGTTGTAAACGATACAGAAGTACCCTCTGCAAGAACCACACCAAACGTGACAACAGCCGGCGATGCGATCGTAATCGTTACCGTGCCGCCAAGGCTATTGAGTGCTACGCCACGGGTCGATATACCGTTGGTTGCATCCCAGTAATAAATACCAGCCGCCCTCGGTCCAAATACAAGGTCTTCGCCCCAGTTGCCTGCGTTCCATATCCTCAGTGGATCTGTAACCTGTGGCGTAACGCCCCATGACCCAGAACCCCAAGCACCTGCGCCCCAACCAATCAGAGGAACCTGAGCAATACCAGGCCCAGTATTGACCTGAAAAGCACCAACAGAAGATCCCCCGCCATTACCAACATCCGAGGCATTAGAAGTGACAGGCGCACCCGTGGAAGGATCTTTAGCCGTAAAGGTAAAAGTATTTTGTGTAGGTACAGAATCTATTTGATACTGTTGATTAAGCACCGCTGCCGTGATGTTTCCACCAAGACCTACCGCCCCTGAGAAGGTAACAAAATCCCCGGTAATCGCCCCATGGTTTGCCGATGTGACCGTGATGGTCGAAGAGAAGGGGGAAACAGTCACCGCAGCAAAAGTGACGGACTGTGTTTTCCTGATAGGCGTAATATCTGAGTAAGCACCACCCTGCTCAATGTAATACTTGAGGTTGGTGCCTACGCCAAGCAGGTTAGAATTGGAAAGCGTTACCCAGTTCCATAAGGATCGGCAGATACCAAGGAACGTAGCTTGTGAGATGCGTAGCCAGCCACCAATCTTTTCTGGTGTACCTTGGCGGAAACGAACTTTCTCTGAGACATACCATCCCGCTTCGTTGGTGTACCGCGTATTTTCACGATTCGTTCCGGGTCTCGCTATAATTTTTTGCAAGGGCATGCTATAATTCTCCTACTTTAACAAGGAGAACACCGTGTACGTATACATCTGGAAAGACCCAAGCGGCATCCCTTTTTACGTCGGGATGGGCAGCACCCTTGGAAGGACAAATCCCAAAGCAAAGTGCCATCGCAATAAAGCTTGCTTGCAGAAACTTGTTGAAATTGGAGCTGATGCTGTAATTGTTGAGATACATAGTGCGGCCACCGAAGAAGATGCTAAGTCTATGGAGCAAATGTTCATAGCAAAATTTAAGCGCATCCGTGACGGAGGTACCCTCACTAACATTTCTTCTGGTGGTGAGTTTCATAGGTCTAGCGAAGAAACCAAACAAAAACTTGTTGAGTTATGGAAGACCGAAGAGTATCGATCATCGACCGTCAATGCTAGGATAGGTAAAAAACGCGACCTACCTGAATCCACCAAAAACACTTTGCGAGAAAACTTACTAGCTAACCCTGGGATGAAATCTTGGGCAGAACGCAACGGCAAAGACCCGGAGTTTGATGCCAAACGGATTGAAGGCATCCGAGCTGCACAAGGTAAGCGCCGAGAAAAAATGTCCGACCCAGTAGCCCTAGCCCAGCGTAAAGAACGCTTAAGAGCCACGATGGCTTCCCCTGAGTATGCTGCTAAACGCGCTGCTTTTGATACGCCTGAATACCGAGCCAAGTTAGCTGCGGCAAAGAAAGCGTATTGGGACAAGCGCAAAGGACTCATTTAGATTTACCCCGCGAGATACAGAGCTTTTTCAGCTTTGCGGCGGCGCACCAATCCCGGTAACACTTTGCCGCCACCCATAGTCCACATCATAAACGCTTCCGCCGCACCTTCATAGTCGCCGCGATTGTTTTTCATCCTTATCGTAGAACTCTGGTACCGCCCAGGTCCAGCGTTGAAAGCAAAACTGACCACAGCGTCGAAGCTTGACTGACGGCCAGCAAGATTAGGAGACATTCTAAGTACACTGCGTTCAAAACGGACGAGATCATCCTCAAAAAGGCGATCAATCTCCTCCTGCGTCCAAGTACGATTATCTTGGGCTGCGAGCGGGTAGTCCTTGCGAAGGATGCCGGTATAGCCATCTTTCCTCAATACGGGTAACTTGATCTGATCTTGGTATAGCACATGGCCGTAGCCAATCGTCCAAATATGAGCAGGGCATAAGTAAGGCTTGAGGCTTTTACCCTCAAATCGGTGCATCAAATCAATGCCTGCCTGCCCTGTTTTCACTTCTTGTTCCAACTTCTAGAACCGAACCAAAATCCAATAATGCCGCCAAGCATTGCCATCTCATCGTCCGAGAAGATAATCTCAGCAACCTTGATAAGGTCGTCCATGGATTGCACAAGATGGGGGTGCTGCCAAACGTAATACGCAAGCACCGCATTAACGGCGATGAGTTCTAGGATTAGCAAGTAAGTGACATTAGGACGTACCGTGCCAATGTAATTAACCACCCACCTGCTGGACTTCTCAATGATTTGTTTGTCATGATCCAGCGCGGCCACGGTCATTTGCGCATCAGTCTGCATGGCAATCTGATCGGTGCGTATCTCTTCCACCCGCTGTTGGGCTATATACCCTTCCTTGGCAAGTGCTATCTCCCTCTCAGACTGCATCCGTGCAAGCTCAAGCTCATGAGCCTGGTCAGCTTTGTTTTGGAAGTAATCAAGCAGCTTGGGTAGGCCGGAGATTAAGAGTCCACCCAGCGTAGATAGTAACGAAAGCATGACTACCCCTTAGCTGTTACAACGTCTTGGCCTTTCTTAACCGTTACTTTGGAGCCTTCAACGTCAACTTGCATAGGCTGCTCGGCTCGGTCCAGCTTATCAAGACGATGGATAAGATCCTTGATAACTTCAAACTCTGGCTTCTCCTGCTTAGGCGCAGTGCCAGCAATACCATTTAGCATCTGAATCAGCGCAGTTAGTGATGCGCCAAGAAGACCCATGACGGCAGCAATTTTTTCTCCCTCAAGAAAGAGAGATGCGCCAACACCTACAAGAACAATTAAGAAGATATAAAGCAGCCCATCTTCGCCAATCGCTTTACCAGCAACTTCCTTGGCAGAATCTTGGGCCTTTAGCTCTTCAAGCCTGATCTTGGCTTGCGCTTTGAGGACTGCTAGCTCGTGGGTCTTATCATCCACAATCAGGACTCAGCCTTCTGTTCCTCAAGCTGGGCTACAGCCTGTGACTTGATCTTCTCAAACAGTACTGCGATCTGCTTATAAGGAAGATTCCCCAGCGTATCTAGCACTGTATTGACTTCATCAAGGGTGAGTTCAAGCTTGAGCGGGTTCATTCACTTTCCATGAGGTAGTGGCTTCATCCCAGCTATACATCTGACCATCGGTCGGCATAGCCACCGGCGCTTCCCATTGTGCGTTGGCATTCAGAATCCAACTTGCATAAGGCTTTGGTGCCACGAAAGCATCAATGTCAGCCCTGTAGGTATAACCAATCCCGGCGTAGTTCTTTCTGATATTGCCGTTATACGAAGTCTGCTTCCAGGTGCCACCAAAGAGTCGTTCGCAAAATGCTGCACCGATGTGTTCCTTCTCCACACCGCTGGCATCTGCGGTATCCCGATTGTCAATGACCACTACTTGGGTCACAACATTGTTTGCATCAAGCTGGGCATAGTGGGCCATGCTAAACCTCCAGTTTCAATCCGGTTAAATCCATCTCTTCGCCAACCGTTCCGGCAGGGAAGGTATTAAATGACAAGCTAACACGAACATCTTCACCTTCCACCGTCGGCACCATGTGCGTCAAACTTGATGGGAAAAGAATCAGCCTGCCCGTGATTGCTTCAAACCACCATGACTCACTGTTCCAGCTATTCCACTCAGCAGGGGGGAACTTAATCTGGCTGTAGCCGTCACGGTAGAAAAAAATCTTATCGTTGGGGTTGGTCTGGATATAAAACACACCAGACACAAATGAATTAGGATGCGCGTGTTTGTGGTGATACTGCCCCGGCTCCGAGTAATTCACCCAAGACTGTGTGAGCCTTAGCGTGACATCGTGCTTAGGATTGGTTGTGGCTTTGAAATACTCAGCCACGCAGTCTTCCATCCAGCCGCGCAGGCTCGTCATCAGCTTATCGCGCAGGACAAAGTTGTTTGCACTTGTGCGGTTGCCCATGTTGGGACGCTGTTCTAACTCCATGAGGAAGAACTTCTCCTCATCAGACAGCGGTCTACCGAGATCAAAGAACCCAACCGGCTGGGCGAATAGACCGTGCAAATTCATGCCGCCGCCTTGTTGATCATGTCTGTCCAAGCGTTATGCTCTTTGATCTGCTCTTCGGTGTAGATCGTGTTGATGGAATCCTCAAAAGCTTTGATCTTTTCCATCGTGTCTTGCACTTCCTGCCATGTCGGGCAAGGACGTGGATCATCCCAGCGTGTGAAATGAGAGTTACTGATTTCCCACTTGGCACCGGGACGAAGCAGTGCCATTGCTGTATCTACACCGTAGAGTCTGTATGTTTTGGTCATAGGATTATGAGTAGTTAGTTTTTAGGATGACGATACCAGAGCCACCAGCGCCGCCGTTACCATTACTACCGCCACCACCGCCACCACCAGTGTTGGCAGTACCTGCTGTGCCTGCGCCGCCGTTGTACGATGCGCTTGCTCCACCACCACCAGACCCCCCAGCGGCTGAACTTGAAGTAGTTGAATGGGGGCCGCCACCGCCACCTCCAGCATAGGTTACCGATGAACCAGAAATTGAAGATGCCGTACCGTTACCACCCGTTCTTACGTTGGCGCTTCCTCCTGCACCACCGACCGCACTAGCGCCACCGCCACCGCCACCTCCATAAAACGGAGCAGTAGCATTATTGGCTCCACCAGCAAAACCCTGACCAGACGTTCCGCTTGAACCTATAACAGATGTCCCGCCAGAACCACCGCCACCACCTGAGCCAAATGGTGAGCCAGACGTTGGTCCGGGTTGATCTGAACCAGCTCCACCACCGCCACCACCATATGACGTTATTGAAGAAAATACCGAGTTACCTCCGCGACCAGCATTGTTAAGAGAACTAGCTCCTGTACCACCAGTTCCGCCGCCACCTACAGTAATTACATAAGCGTCGCCTGCGCTAACAGAAAGTCCAGTTCCTGTACGGTATCCCCCCGCACCTCCACCGCCACCGCCTTGATTAGTGTCACCAACACCACCCCCACCACCACCAGCAACGACCAAGTAATCCACCGAAGTCACACCAGCAGGACAAACCCACACGGTACTGCTTGTGAATGTAAGAATGCCAACTGTTTGGGTAGATGGGTTTATGGTGTAACGAAGAATGACAATACCGGAGCCGCCTGAACCGCCTGCTCCAGCAGTTGGTGATGTACTACCCCCACCGCCTCCGCCTCCGCCTAAATTTGCAGCACCATTTTGCGCGGCAGTTGATGAATTAGACCCATTTCCACCGCCACCTGAACCGCCTGCTCCAGCAGTTCCAGAAGGAGCATTAAAAGTGCCACCACCTCCACCACCAGCATAGGTTACGCTTGATCCGCTAATAGTAGATGTATTCCCATCCCCACCTTTACCTCCCGCACTTCCTGTTCCGTTAGCACCAGCTTGACTGGCCCCACCACCTGCACCACCTCCAAAATAAGGACCAGAAAGGGTACCGTTACCGCCAGCATATCCCTGAACGGATGGGCCCGGAATTGATGGTGTATTACCAGCCCCACCTGTCCCAGATCCAGTACCTCCGCCTCCAGACCCTCCGGCTACACCATTTCTGCTTGCGTTTGCGTCCCGTCCGTTACCGCCTCCTGCGGATACAACCCCCGGTGAGGCAAAAGGTGAGGGCGAAGAACCTCCAACAATAGACGAATTACCGCCTGCCGTGACACTCGCATCAAGTGCCGCTCCTGTCCCGCCACTTCCTACGGTAATCGTATAAGCAACTCCAGCCGAAACAGTTTGAGCAGAACCTATTCTAAAACCTCCGGCGCCACCACCTGACCCGCCATTTCCGCCAGCCCCACCGCCACCAGCGACAATTAAGTAATCCACAGCCGTGACACCTGTGGGGCAAGTCCATGTCGTGGATGACGTGAAAATCTCTACAACCGTAACCGGCCCAGGCCAGTTATTGCCCATCCGAGCAACAAACTGATCCCTCAGCGACCAGATACCCGTCGCGTTATAGTTAGATGGAAATTGAGCCATGATCTATGCCTCAAGAAATCGTCGTGTAAGAACAGGTGTAAGTCAGTTTAGATGCCGTGGAGCTTGTTACCCATAAGGTTGATGCCTCGCCCGTCACGCTTGTATCCAGTAAGTACAACGAAGTTCCCGTGGTAATCACCTCAACCGTGCCGCCAACTGGAACCGTCACCGATGTAATGATAGACCGATAAGTCGTTCCATCCGCCAGCCTCAACTCTACCGTGGCACTGTAAGGCGATGCCGTGTCTATGTTAGACACTAACAATGAATTGACCTTATGCGTTGCCCCTGTCGCAGGTGCCGTCACCAAAGCATTTCGTGAGGTATCAGCAGGGGTAATAGACACCGTATGCGGTACGATGCTCGTTACAGAAACTATATTTGGGGCCGCCATATTAACCTCCGAAAACTAAAGCCATAGCTATAGCAAAACCTGTTGTAGAAAGAGTTCCAGACGTTGGCAACGTCACGTTCGTTGCACCAGTTGACGTTAAGGTAATACTGTTTGCACCCGATGTCGCCAAGGTAGAACCGTTAGCCAGTGTTAGCGTGGCGCTTGTTGCCGGTGCTGTGATAGCAACCTTGTTAACACTTGTTGCCGTTGCTACACCAAGTGTTGGTGTCACTAGCGTGGGGCTGGTAGCAAATACCAGAGAACCTGACCCGGTTTCATCCGTGACTGCCGCTGCAAGGTTAGCCGATGATGGCGTACCCAAGAAGGTCAGAATACCCGCCGCCGTGGACGTTGTACTTGGTGCAACCCCTGCGCCACCACCAATCACAATTGCATTAGCAGCCAACGCACCAGAGCTTGCCCAAGTTGTACCGCTTGAGAAGTATGGAATACCACCTGACGTACCAGCAATCGTAAATGCCGGTGTGGTCGTCGCTGTAGCTACAGAAACAATACCGCCCGTCCAGCTAACGCTAGTAACCGTTCCCGATCCACCGCCACCCGATGCAGCAATAGTGATGCCGCCAGAGGAGTTAGTAACCGTGATACCCGAACCAGCAGTCAACGTAGCAAGACTAAAACCCGATCCATTACCAATCAGTAACTGACCATTCGTTGGTGTGGCCGTATTGCCTGTACCACCGTTACCCGTGGGCAGCGTACCTGTAACCTGAGAGGCTAGGTTGATATTGCTGATCGTATTGTTAGCACCATTGATGGTCTTGTTGGTCAGGGTTTCTGCCCCTGCCAGCGTCGCTAACGTGCCTGTCGTTGGTAAGGTAACCGATGTATTGCCGTTTAAGGTCAACCCAAGACTGTAGTTACCTGTGAAGGTAATCGTATTCAGTGCATTGTTAGATACACCCGTACCGCCATTCGCAGGACTTAAATTACCCGCAACCGTTACTGCACCACCTGTTGCCGTGCTTGGCGTTAGACCTGTCGTACCAAATGAGATCGTTGCTACGGTATTACTTGTGGTTGCCAAGGTTCCCGATGTGGGAAGCGTGACGTTTGTGGCACCCGTGGAAGTCAACGTGATGCTATTAGCACCAGAGGTTGCAAGCGTAGATCCATTTGCAAGTGTCAGCGTACCCGTGGTCGTGGATACCGTTAGACCATTCAAACTTGTTGCTGTAGCTACACCAAGAACAGGTGTGGTAAGCGTAGGTGATGTTGCCCTAACGACATTCCCCGTACCGGTATTCGCTGTCCAAGTCGGCGCTGTTCCTGTGGAAGTCAGAACATAGTTAGACGTACCGATGGATAAGAAGCTTGTCGCACCTGATGCTGTCTGATAAGGAACCGATCCCGCTGCACCACCTGCAAGATTCGTAGCCGTCCCAACCGTCACACCTGATGCAGCACTCCACTGCGGTGCTGTTCCTGAAGACGTAAGGATGGTCGTGCCTAAACCAATCGCAAGCTTGGTAAACGCTGTACCCGTGGCGTAGTAAATTAAATCACCAGCGGTGTAACTAGACTGACCTGTGCCACCCTGATCCGTGGCTAGCGTACCTGTAGAGGTAAGTGCCTTAGACCCATCCGTAAAGACTGCTTTACTTGCCGTGGCCGAAGATAAAATCGGTGCCGAACTAAAGGTCTGTATGCCCGTAAATGTCTGAGCCGCATCCGTCCGTGCAATCGTTGCACTGGTCCCCGGAAAGGTCATCGTGGTGCTATCAGTACCTGCTAGCGTCAGGCTATTACTAGCCGTAAGTGTCTTGCCATCAGCAATGGTCAGTGTTGCACTAGATGCTGGAGCAGTGATCGTAACTTTGTTGTAAGCCCCGGCTGTGATGTCACCCGTGGTATCAGCGACAAATGCTGCCGAGTTCTGAATAACTTTACCCGTCAGACCGTCAAATCTTGCAATTGCGTTATCAGTAGAAGACGCAGGCCCATCTACATCACCCGAAGCAATCTCTTTGAAATCACCGGCATTCGTGTCCCAGGCTACCCAAGTCTGTTTACCCGGAGCAACCGAAATACCTGTCGTAGGCCCAGTGCTTCCCCGGATCGTGACATTGAACCCACCAGAGGTGTTGTTCATCACAATGTAGGCTTTACTGCTATTGGGTACGTTTATGTAGCGTAGTTGCGACCTGGAACCGGTACAGTTCAGGATCATGTACTGGGCTGACGTAGACCCAATATTTGTTGCTGCATTCGTGCCTTGAGTATTTACCAGCGTTACATCAGCATCTGTACTTAATGTCTGTGTACCTGCAATTGCAATATCAAGATAAGCCGTTAGGCCACGATTGACCGCATCACCCCAAGTTCCCGATTCGGTTCCTTGGACTGGGGTAATTAAATCTAATAGACTTGTATAAGGCATAACTATTCCTTACGTCGTTATCTGCGACCAACCGGCGTTTTGTGTTGTATTGATCTGCTCCCAGAACAATACAGCAGAGATGCTATCAGCACCAGATGCGTTTTCAAGTACAGATAGCTGCATTTCCACGTTGATTGAAACAAGGTCATTACCAGCCGCATTCTCAAGCACAGAACTAATAAAGCTTGCTGAACCTGAAATGCTGTCTGCACCCGCAGATGTTTCAATAATCGTTCCACCAAAATCAGCAACCCCTGCAATTGTATCTGCACCACTAGCTGCTTCAATAATATCGGTGGCAAAGTATGGGTTGCCTGCCATGAGGTCATTGCCCGATGCGGCTTCAAGAATAGATGCTGGATATTCAACCCCCGGCACAGCAACTGTGTCGTTTCCTGAAGCCAGTTCAAGAACAGAACGATCATAAGCTGACCTGCCCCAAGGCCCAAATCCCCATGCACCTGATCCCCAGCCGCCTTCACTCATGTTGCCGTGAGTCGGAACTCATAAGTAACTGAGATCACATCCCCGGATACCACAGACCGATCTCCGGGTGATTGGAAGTCTGCGGCACTGAATAACGTACCCGTCGTTCCTAAGATCGTACTATTACTTGTCAGAAAGGCACCACCCACCGTTGCGGTTGCGTCAATATTAAACACAGCCTTATTAGACGTGTTCGTTACTACCGAAGGATTGGCGTTTGTTGATGCGGCAAAAGTTGCCGCTGGTCTGGTTGCATTGCTGTAGCAATCAATCTCTGTCCAGCCAGAGTGGGAAGACATCGTATCCGAAGCAGCCGGTGTGTTACTTGCAGCAGCACCGTATAAGCCCACATACCAAGTTGTGATCTGCGCTGTTGAGTTTGCCAGTGCCGTGCCAGCCATGTACTGAAGACCGACGTTGACCACCAAGTTATCACCCTCAGCAGTCCACTTGAGGTTGCCATCTTTGTCATGGCACTCTGCATAGTACCTACCGCAGGCCACAGCCGATTCACCCCAAGATGTTTTAGCGGCTAACCCGCTAGAAACTTGATCACCCGCTTTTGCTTTTTCCATCATGCAATCCTTAAAACGGCGTTGGTAGCATCATTAACCGGGAATGTAATCACCAAGTCCTGTGCGGTTTTAGTGATATTAACCCCGAAGTTTAATACTGCAACGGAACGATTTCCATTAGTTGAGTTGTAAATAAGCGCCCCATTGGTCGTTAACGTGACGTTTGTGAATGTCGCATTTTGGAAAGACCAATAAGAAGTAGTTCCTTGAAAGCTTGGCGTGATGTTTGTGAGGATAATTCCTCCAGCGGAATAATTGGTTCCACTGACTTCACCTGCCGTCGTGTAAGCAGTCGTTGAGGCACCGAGATCCGCGTTGGCGGTGTATAGGGCCAGCTTAAAGACATCGCCCGTTCCCGTGGTGAAGTTATGAAGACCCTGCGCCACTTCAACCTTGAAGCTTGTCGTCAGGGTTTGAATGATCGCCATTACACCACCTTATCCCGAACTTGGCCAGTCCTGTACGCATCCTGGCGCTCCAGTCCATCACCAAGTCGTTTGGCTAGTATTAATGCTTCTTTGTACTTGCCATTGATATTGGCCATCAAGTCGGGCTCAAGCTTCAAGAATGTACTTGCTTCAACCAAGCATCCGTATAAAAGCACCGAGTCAAAGTTGTCACTGAGCCATGTGGTCGTTGCATCCACATTACCTGCACCAATGGAAGACGGGTAGTAGAAGTAATGAAGCTCTACCGAGTAACCCGAATTAGGCGTTGGCCCAATAATGAACGTCAGTTCTTTCGGAAATGTCGGATAGTCTGGGCCAAATAGTGCGTAACAGTATGGGAAGCCTGTATCCGTGGGCGATGGAAATGACTCACGTATGAAGTTCACATCCTTATTCAGGAGATACCTATACGATCCATCCGTATCAATCACCGCCATGGAATAGACGGCCAAGAAATCTGACGGGCACTGAAGATACTTATTGCCGCTAGTCAAACTCCCGGTCACGTTCTTGCGAAGCGATGGGAATTGAATGGTATTGAAGATGCGCTGTTCAGTTTGCTGAGCAAATGTCTGGAGCGTCGACGTCTCAAACGTCGTCTCAAGATAGTCCTGAATAGCTGTCTTCAGCTCACCCCAGTTCACGCCATCGGCCCCCGGCACATAACACCCTTGGTTGCTGCCCCTGCGCCACGCATTTTAATACCAGTCGTCTTGACTTGGCTATTAGGATTGATGGCCACCCCATGTGTGGGCTGCCAATCCTTATCCATGTTGTATGGCATTTGCTTGCCTGGATTAGGCGATGCAACAACCTTGGCGCCAGTCATCGTATGCGGCTCTGCGTAAACAGACGCCGGACCGACTTCCTTGCCGCCCTGCTTCATGGAATATTTGGCCATTACTTGCTCCTTTGGTTGGCAACCCTTGCAAGATTGCGGCCCATCTTTTTCATCATCTCTGATGTAGGGCCACCCTTACGCATTTTGGTTAGGGGCTTGCCTGGGTGCATGGCCTTCTCATGCTTATGCACAGCAGCCGCTGCCGTCTTTTTGTCCTGCTTGATGTCGTCCTTCATGTCAGCTCCTATGATGCTGTGACACTGTTCAACAATGCTTGACCCACAAGGTGATTAGGGGTCATGCCGGAATCGTATGATCTTGCACCGCCAACAGGGTTGAAGCCCCATTCAATAACTCGGCTTCCTTCAGATGGAACTCCCGTGTAAAGCGGGCTTGTTCCTACCGTGTTGTTCGTCTGCATCCCGTTGTAACCTGACTGGTAATACGAATTGGAATCGGGACGAGGATTCCGTACGGCCTGCGGGTCATTCACGGGAAACATGCCTAGCTGCAATTGCGGCTGGTCAGGCTCCCAGCAAGTCGGACATACTAGTATATTGACATTTTTTGTCTTGATTGTCAGCGGCTTTAGCTGTTTAAGCTTATAGCGGAACCCGCAGCGATCACACTGCGATATAGCCCACTTACCACTGGCAAACTGATTGGGCATTTAGAACCCACCCGTTCCTAAGAATGACTGCCTTGGCACAAACCTAATTGGTGCCTTTTCACGATCTTCAGAAGATGCAAGATCCCATGCTTCATCGTACTGAGCCTTCAACATCCCCATGCGCTCTAAGCCACCTTCTACCTTCATGGATAGCTTGTATGCCAATCCAGCAATCAGAGCCTCTTGGAATCTGAATGGAATGTCTTCCACGTTCACACCATTACCGGCGTCTTGCAACCTTCTCATGCGCCAGTAAACCAACGTGTAATAAGGACTGCTGATAGATCCTTGATCCGGGGCTGGCCATACCGTGACGTTAGGGAACTTGGTATTACTTACCTCTGCGCCCGACGAATGACTTGCAGCCGTTGTGTTGTTCTGCCCACGGACCACATTATCCAGCGTTGCATAAGCCGAAGCACCTGTTGCCACATTCTCGGCTTGGGTTGAAGTACCGTAGTAATAAACCGTCTCCGAACCAATGTTTGCATATCCTGCATATGGTATCCCCGCGAGGCTAGACATCGGTATTGTTGTAGCAGATGATGTGATGTTAGCCGCAAGCGTCCCAGTAAAGACATATGTTTGACCGCCTTGCCTGTCAATGTAGATCTGAATAGGCCGCCCCGTGGCAAGCTTATTAGGAATGGTTGAGTAAGTACTTACCGAGATCCGACTGATATTGATATCCGTCTGGTTCTGGCTTTCCCCTGTGCGGATAACCGTTTCAACAAGATCGACCGTATTAATCGGTAACGGATAGGTAATCTGATTGGCATAAAGCTGGATAGCACCCTGCTCCATGGTCCATAAGTTAATCCCACGATTGGCCCAATCTGTAAGCAATAAATTTAACGATCGACGCGCTGTGCGTAAGTCATAACCTGATCGCAACTCCCGGCCGCAACGCTCGTATGCCTCTTCGACCAGCTCATTCAGGTTGGGATTAAAGTTTGTTGTTCCCGTGGTTGTCATTTGCCCACCTTTCTAAACGGTGCAACCTTTTTGGCAATAGTCTTTGGCTGCGCTACAAACTGCTTACCCTTAGCCTTACCTTCACGCTTTGCCCTAGTGGTCGCAGCATACTCCTGTGGCGATAACGATTTGATTGCTGACTCTGGGAGATAACGCTCCCCTGTATCAGACGATCGTTTACCACTCTTGGTGGTCCATTTCTGGTCACCCCAAGCTTTCAAGGATTGCTGCGGAGCCTTCACTTGTATCCGCCTCCAGCAGCTTTATATCGCTTAGCGAGTAGCTGTGCTTTGCGGGCGCTCCACTGGCCTGCACCAGTCCCCTGCACCGCGGCAGCTTTGATTGAATTAAACAAACGCTTTCTCATGCCAGGCTTGGTGTAATTACCAGCTTCATTGACCTTTGATACTTTCCCGCCTTCTGCGTACTGAATGAAATCAGTATCGTCACGTCGGGATCGTAATTTTGGGCGCGGCATTTTGGAGGGATTGATAATCCCCATACCCCGGCTTTTGAGCATTCATCGCCTCCATCAGTGCGGCTAATCCCATCGGCAAATAAGGATCCAAGGGACGTAGGTAATTAGGATACGGCATACCGTAATAAGTTGAAAGTTCTGGACCTAAAACCGTGGGTTGCTGGAAGTCCATCGTGTTATCAGTACCAGTTCCGGGGCCAACGGGCTTGTTAACTGTTATGCCAGGTTCTAGCGTTATTGGTGGAATAGTTATTGGCGGGGTAGGTGTTACGGGTGTCGTAGTCGTTCCACCTGTTGTTGTGGTCGTAGTAGTTGTACCGCCAATATCCAAAGGATCATCTGTAGGCAACTCTTTTGTTGACTTAACCTCTACCGTTGGTGTGCCACCGACAAAGATGCCACCTTTATCGACGTTAACGTCCGGTATCAAGGTGTCAATATCAAGCTTTGGTTCATCTACTATTGGTTTAGAAGTAACTACTACAGGAGCAGTCCCGCCTTCTGTGGTGGTATCAGCCTTCGGAACAGCAGACTCAACGGTTAACTTAGCTGCGTTTGGATCTTCTGATTTTGCTGCCACATTCACAGTGCCTGCTTTTTGTATTTCACCGGCACCTGGGATGATTGTGTTGATGTCCGTGAAATCTACGACCTCAGAAGGCTTTTGACTAGTCACTGTAACGGTTGGCGTACTTGCCATTACATTTGTAGCGCCTAGTCCCAACCCTGGAGTAAGAGCGTCGATTGTTAATTGATCGCCTATGGGTGTTGAAGGGCTAGAAACTGTAACGGATGGTGTTGTTGATCCAGGAGGTATTACGTCTATTCCTCCCGCTCCCATGGCTGTATCAGCAGCACCCGTTACTGTTACAGGATTAGATGCAAGCTGTGATATGTCGCTGCCCGTTTGACTATCCTTGGCAAACGCCTGTTGCTGGTCTGACGTTAGTCCGCTAAGGGTAATTTTGTTCGTAGCATTTGATACACCAGAAGCGATCTCATCAATTAGCTTGGAATTGTTGGTAATGAAATTCATGACAGCCATCGGGTTTTGGGCCATCGATGTTATGTTCTGCGCTCCAGAGAGAACGGTTTGAGTAATAAACTTTGCTTGTGCAGGCGTTATAGTTTTACCGCTAGCATCAACAATGGCCTCGGTTACCAAGGGCGTCACAGCTGTTGTAAGTGTTTTGGTTAAATCAATCTTTCCATCAACAATTAACTGACTTACCGCACTACCTACAGATCTTGCTGCCGTAGTCGCTATATCCACACCAAAATCAACATCTCTTAAGCTAGGAAGCATTAAGTCATAAGCCTGCTTTGCCACCATTGTTCCTATAACAGGGGCAACTCCAGACACAAAGCCTTTGTTAAAATCTCCGCCGGCAGCTTCGTTGACCAGACCTTGGTATGTTCCACGAACAATTGCTGTTGCCGTAGGCCCAGCTATGGCGGCAGGCATACCGGCAGACATCAGCATCCCCGTGAGTCCCGTTCCGGCCGTCATTTCTCCACCAAGTGCAGCAAGCTCAACACCACCGACTGCGCCACCAATAAGCTCAGGCAGTAAGTAAGGTGCGGCAAATGCCGCAGCTACAGCAAGAGGAAGGGCATACTCTTTCGCGCCATACTTTTCCTCCCAATTACTAGCTATACCAGCGCCACCACCAGACGTTTGCCCAAGGAAGTAGCCTGTGCTTCCCTTGCCTTCACCCTCAGATCCAAAGCGCCACATACCGTTATTCTCTGACTGAGGTACAGCTTGCAACTCTTTGCCTGTCTTCTTGTCAAAGTAAACAACGTAATTGGTAGCTTGCTCGCCTTCAGTAGCGCGGAAATCCTCGCCCGGTATCGCTTGACCAGTGGCCGGTAAATTCCTTGTCTCAACACGCGTGCCAATCTGATTCAGATCCGTAATACCGTATTGGGTTAGGTAATCAACCATCTTCTTAGAGTGATGGTCCCAACCTTGGTTCTTATCCCATACGCCCGCGGTAGTACCGCCCTTGGTAATTTCATTAAGCTGATTGGTTAAACGCTCTTGGCCGGTAAGCTTTGCATCAGCTTCTTTGGCAGTTACATAGCCTTGAATACCGGTTAATAAATCTTTGCGGCTTTCCGGGGTGCCTATGTAATTCACAACATCAGCAAGATTCATCTTGTTGTCTGAAGCAAACTTGATGATCTCGTCATAACTCAGTTGCTTATCTTCACCGGCCGCAAGATCCAAGCCCGATTTAATCTTGGTATCTGTTTGATACTGTGTAAGCTGATCAGGCTTAACGCCAATATAGCCGGCCAAGTCTTCGATCGACATGTTATTTGTCGATGCGTACTGAAGAGCCTTGTCAAAAGCAATCTGGCCTTTATCATCCGCAAGCTTATTCAGATCAGAAGCTATAGCCTGATCTTTCTGATATTTGAATATCTGCTCAGGGGTTACCTTCAAATAACCTGCAAGCGCATACGGACCGACATTATTCTTTGATGCGTAATCAAGCGCTTTATCAAATGGGATATTCCCCTTTGTATCAGCCAGCTTGTTTAGGCCAACAACAAAGTCTTGGCTCTTCATGGCCGAATTAGTTGCAGCCTGGTCTATACCAAGCAAGTCAGCCAAACCTACCGGTGCATTAGTGCCAGAGTCCCGAATAGCCGTGGCGATCGTACCCAGGTTATCTGATACAAGCGTCTTGAATTCATCTGGCGTCTTGTTAAAGAACTTGGCCAGATTGTCTAACTCAATACCTTTATCAATAGCCAACGCCAAAGCCTTGGGCAATCCAACCGCCCCTGCTGCATCTGCTACTGAAGCAATCTGCTGCCGGTCCTTTTCATAGACCAACATGTCTGTCGTAAGCTTGGGGAACTTTTCTTTCAGCGCGTCTTGAACATCTGCATACGCAAGCTTATTGCCATCTGCGTATTCAACAATCTTGGTCATGCTGACATTACCGTCCTTATCTAAGAACTTGGTAACGTCTGCTTGGATAGCACTTACTTCCTTGGTTTTTATCGCAGTACTAATAGCTGTATTGGCGGTCGTTTCATCAACGCCAATAGTTTTAGCTATCTGCCTTACCTCATCTGCCGTGGCGCCATTCTGTACAAGTTTGGTAATTGGATCTTGCAACACCTTGGACATTGCCGTGGTGTAATCATTAACCGTTTTGCTTGTACCAAAAGCCGTATTCACCATGTCCACGGCTAACTGCGGGGACCATGATTTCTCTAGCGTTATCTCAAGCAATCGCTGATCCATCAGCAAATCACTTGGGCTTCCTGCCGTTAGACGAGTCTTAAACTCATCAGCCGTCATCCCAAACTTTGACCTTTGCGAATCAGCTATCTGCTGTGGCGTTGGTCCTGATGGCGGAGGTGGAGGTGGAGGCGGCGGAGGTGGAGACGGTGGTTCTGGCGCAGGAGGCTCTGGCGGGGGTGGGGCGTAAATATTACGAATCTCACCTGCCGAGTAACCAGCATTTACTAAATTAGCAACAAGAAACTTTGGCAAACCTAACTCGGAAGCTAGGTCTGCTATGGGGTCAGAAGGCTGCGCCTGTACTTCTTGGACGGTTTCTTGAGGAGGTTTCCACCCACCCTCTTTAATCATCCATTGAATGGTTCCTTCGTCGGCAATGCTTCTTAATTCATCAAGCGTTGTACCGGCAGCGGTAAACCGCTCAATTTTGTCAGCCGCACCTAGACCAAACCATTCACTATCAAATACAGGAAGTGCCACAAATCACCTTAGCAAGAATAGCCGCCCTTGGCCATCTTAACCATGGTTCCCTTGGTCTTGCCCTTCACGGCAACGCCATCTTTGGAAGGGGCGGCAGTTTTTACTGCACCCATCTTAGTTTGGCCAACTGACCCACCTTTCTTCATGCCCTTCATCTCGGCCATTTCATGCTTGACCATAGACTTGGGTGCGCCCTTAGCTTTCATAAAGGCAACTTCTTTTTTGACCATTGCCTTGGGCTCACCGCCCGCTTTGTAACCTTTCATAGCTCTTTGCTCCGATAGTCCAATCGCAATTGCTTGCTTGGGGTTAGTAACTTTCTGGCCAGAGGAAGACTTGAGTTTACCTTCCTTGAATTCACGCATAACGCGTTTTACCTTATCCATCAGATAATCCTTCCGCGTGTTTTGCCTTTAGAAGCTATACCGTCGGCACGCTTTGATGCAGAACCTACCTTGCCACCAGCCTTAAAGCCTTCTTTCATCCGGCGACGTGCTATGTACATATCTGGCTCCATGCCAAACCTATCCTTGCGTAGATAGCTGACATTGGTAGATCGTGCCGCACGAGCATCAGGGGCAAACGATGACATGGATGGTGATTCTGGCTTGACAGGCTTTGCCGCGGGCTTAGCTGCCTCTCCTCTGCGGGTCAACCCTTTTTGAGCATTCATGTAATCACGCAGGTTATCAAAACCGGCTTTTTTCATCTGCTCTTTGGTGACTACGGGAGCCTTAGTAGCAGTCTTTGTAACCGTCCGACTGAAACCAGCGGAACCAGGCTCTTCCATTTCTGATACAGAAATGCTTTCCTTAACCTTGGGTCTTTGCTTTTCTTCCTCGGCAGCTTCATTAATGCGCTCTTGGATAGTTCGCGGACCCATCTGACCAAAGCCTTGGTACTCAGAAAACGAGTCAACCAACTCGCCTTCATTGAATCGCTTGACTCTACGCTTCTTCATACTACCCCCTACTTTAGTAGCAAATTCCGCCAGCTGGCGGAATTACTTCATCACGACCATCGTGCCTTTAGTCTTGCCACGCTTGGCGCATCCATCAGCGGCTTTCACGTAACCACCGGCTTTGAACATCTTGCCAAGGTTAGGGCGCTGATCCATCTTGCGGAGCTTGGCATCCTCTACTTCTTGTTGCATCGCACCACGTTCTTTCTGGGTGGGTACAAGATCGTAGTTAGGGTTGTAGTTCGTGTCGCCATGGCGCCCACGGCCTTTACGGGGATCATTTTCCATCATCATTTCCTTTCAGCGAGGGCATCAATTTTTGCTTCCAACCTGCCAATACCTGCGTCAAACCTTTCCATGATTCTTTCAAGGTCTGCACGAACTTCTGCGCGAGTGATGTGATCACGGGCAATTTCCTCCCGAGTTCTGTTAAGTAGGATCTGGATGCGCTTCTGTTCATCTGAAGCTTGCTTAAGCATGAACATCACCAGACCTACAAAGAATGATGTGATGAGATTCCAAATAAGAGCGCCCGTATCCATTCAACATTTCCATGCGCGTAGACTTTTGTTAATACGGCTATTGGGATCTTTGGCTGTTTTGGCCGACGTAAGTTTCTTTTTCATCCCTTCCATTCTGGCGCAGAATGATTTCTTACGTGAACCGCCCTCGGGTTGAGGAGCCTTAAGACCGGGCTTATCGGGATTGGCTGCGTTATAAGAAGCCCGACCCTTGGCGTTTAAGCCACCGGCCGGGTTTTTACCTTCTTTGCGTTGCCAAGCCGGCGTCTTAGCCATAAAACACCGTGACTTTGGCGTTAGTCAGTGTGGCGTAAGCACTTGTCTTACACCAAACGCCATTGGCAGGAATGAGTACAGCAAAGGTTTCACCATTAGCAACTGTGTTAATGATGAACTTGCTTGTGCCGCTCGATCCGCCGTCTTTAATCTCAACACTGCCAGTAGATGTACCCGGTTCAACAACCAACCCGCGGACACGAGTTGGTGTAGCCGAGACATCACCAGACGCAGCAAGAGACTTGCCTAGGACGTCTGTGTCCATGTGACACTCCTATTAGGACGTTGCGAATGGTGTAGCGACAGTTCCTGAGCCAAGGGCAATACCGTTGACCATGTACTTGTTGGCTGCGATCGCAACGATCTGGACCCATGATCCAGCAACGCCACCGGTCGTTGTGCCATTAAAGTTAATGAAGTCATCGCTTGCACCGGCTGTATAAGCCACAAGCGCATTGGAAGAGTCAGTATCAACACCAAGGATCGTACCGACAAACTTGTCAGTGCCATCCGTACCAATCTTCAGTGAAGATGTAGCAATCGTGGTTGGAACCCAGATCGTATAAACAACGCCTTCGTTGTTGGCCGTATTGGGATCATTGCCAGGGCCAGACGAGGATACGTTAGCTGAGGTATTGATTGCAGGAAGCGTCAGAACCACGTTAGCAGCAAGTGTGCCGCCCACGGAAATAATCCGACCGGCATGGGCCACGGGATTCAGTGTAGTACTGGAAGTGATCTCAACAATGGTCGATGGACCCTGCTGATAGATACCGCCAAGCGAACGGACTGGGCCGTCAAAGGTAGAAATAGCCATGTTAACTCCGCGTAGTAGCGCATCCCCATACCGTCTCTACTAAGTCTGCTAGGCCAGTCGGTATGAGTTAAATCCTAGTAGGGTGGTTGTATCAGTTATTAGGGTTGGAGTCAATCAGCTTTGCGCGGATTAATGCAAGATCGTTTTCAGTGGGCTTTGAATCAATGCCGCCATATCTAAAACTATACCCAGCTAAACGCCCTTTTGTTAAATGTTTGCCGGATACCAAAGCCCTACGAAGGGTTGGCATTTTCATTCCGTAGTGGCTCAGCACCGCAGTGAGGCTTGGGAATAAAATGCCATCAGGCATAACAAATACAGTTTTGCTCATCTTTTCTTTTGCCTCTTCGGTATGTTTACGTCCTAGCCAGTGCTTATGGCTACGCCCTGATTCAATATTTTCACGAATCTTTAAGAGCCCTTCTTCTGAAACCTTGCGACCTTCTACTTTTGGCTTGCCCCGCTGCGCCGCACCAATCTTTGCTTTTGTCTCGTCTGATAGCGTTTTACCGTATCGGTAGTGGTTTTCCCCGGCGGTGGGAACCCTGTTTTGTTTAATCTTTAACTTGGTTTCTTCGGTGTGTTTTTTCCCGACACGCGGGTGGTTAAAGTAATCAGCAGCGTAAAACTCTCGTAGGGTTTTAGATATTTGTTCCTTTTGCATAGGCGTGACAGGAACGCCAAATTTAGGATGCTCTGGTCCAATTACCCCGCGCCAAGGCGCAACTGCCGCGTATCCACTGTTATAGCAATGCTCTTTACCTACATGTTGTTGCAACCAATTATCTTCGACTCTCCAAAGCTCTATGTCTTGAGCAACCTCTTCAACAACTACAAACTCAAATTTATCTTCGCCGTATTTGTTCCACGATGCTTGCAGGTGCTTGCAATGGTGCCTGTTACCTCGAAGCAACTTACGGTGTTGCCTGAAGCGAACCTTCTTGTTTGTCGTGCTACCTACATAAAACTTGTTGTTGACCACGTTGATGATTTTATAAATGACTTGCTCCATGTTTCCTCCGTTACAAAGCCATAACCGTAATGTACCGAAAGGAACTAACAATGTCAACAAACAAAGAAAAAGCCACCCGAAGGTGGCTTCCAAACCAAGCTAAGTGCTTGATTTTATTGGTATTAGGCGCCTTGCGAGCCGAAGATACCGAGCGGATCCGAGACTCCAAACGAGTAGCGCTCTCTCGCTTTATATCTGACGTTCCCCGTGTCAAAGTCACCGTCCATTCCAGTACTCATCGGTGTCCGCACAAAGTGCTTCAATCCGTTGGGTACATCGGTGGTGAGGAACCAGCCGTTCGTGTCGGTCAAGAAGTGGTTGATCGTATAGCCTTCTGGGATCGAACCGTTGTTCTTGATGGCGTTGATGTCGTTGTTGTTGGTGCCGACACGGAGTTCGGTTTCCAACAGACGCGTTGCCACGAACTGGAGGTTAGGAGGAACGATGAGCTTGCGTGGGCGAGCTGCGATCAACAGATCACGTTCGTCGGTCCAAGCTGCGATTTGAATGACTGCGTTTTCCAACGAAGTCTCATTCAAGTCTGCCTGGGTCGCGGGCGTGTTGCTGTTAGTGCCACCCGATACAAGAGGATGTGATGTAGAGAACAGAGGCTGGCCGTCACCGTAAGTAACGCTTGATGCCCATCCGTTGTTCAATACGGCTGCTGCTTTCACCTGCTTGGTGTATGCCATGGCGCGAGCAAGTGCCTTGGTATAACGTGAGCTGAGCGAGTCGTACAGGTTGTCTTCGATTGCCTCTTCGGTAATCGAGAAACCCATAGCGATCGTCTCATGGGTGTAGCGAGCTGTCCAAGCTTCCTGCGCGTTGTCATAACGAATCGCAGCGCCTTCGTTCTTGACCGGTGCGGCCGAGAATCCAGACAGCTTGGTTTCCTCTTCAAATGAACGCTCAGAGGTCTCGGTTTCATAGATCTCTTTGTGTTCTTCGCCATAACGAGCGTACTCAAGACCGAACAGTGCGTTCAGGCCGGGGAGCAGCTCTTTCAGTAGTTGTGCGCGTGAAATAGCCATTTAAGTTTCCCCTTACAGTCCGACTGGGTTGTTGTACGCATGACCGCCCGTAACCACGCCCGTCGCCTGCACTACATAAGCTGCATTGAACTTAACGATGATTTCTGGGTAGTAAATCGTACTGCTATACGTGAATGCCGTATCAGGCACCACATCAATGATTCGCAACGGCAAAGTCTGGGTCGTTGCACCGGTTGCAATATCTACTGCGTAACGGCTGTCCTTGGTCGTGGTATTCAAGGTGTTTGCAACCATAGCCACGTTCAGACCGATATCTGTGTATTGGAAACCAGACGTGGTCGAAACTACCGTGGTTCCACTAACGCCACAAACTTGGAACAGCTGATCTGGATCTTCGCAGACATAAGCAACGATATAAGTGTTGCTTGCTACTGCGGTACCAGAAATCCATGCTTGCGAAAACGTGGGTTGACCAGTTACAGCAGAAACAAACGTACATCCCATGAACACACCAGCAAAGCCAGTGACAGGGGCGGCCGTCGTCTCGGTACAAACAACAATGCAACCATTGTTGTCAAACTTCACAGGGTCACCAAAACCAATGCTCGATGCGCTGGAGTTTACGATCCGACGCTGACGAGTGGCTCCGGCAAACACCTGACCGCCGATCAAGTTGATCGGACGCAGGCCATATGGGCCTGAAATCGTCGGGTAAGCCATTTGAGTTACTCCAAATGAGGTTATCTTTTACCGAATTGGACCTCGGTGCGTCTGTCATTAAACAGTGGCATCCGTGGGTCGTTTTCGCGCATAAAGTTGCTGTCCACACTCTTCATCCAATCGTTGGCTTGCTTCAGGTAATGGGTATTACGCTGATCAACCATCTCAACGGGAGCGCGGCACAACATTAATCCACCAATCTCAATATTGCCGGTTTGAGGTCCGGTTGCGAGCAGGGCTCGGGTTACCTCGGGATAGTCTTCCCACTTGCATGGTTCAAATCCATCCTGATGACGGCTGGCTACATTCCTTGCGTCGGACTGCCCCAGTACTGCGGTGCGTACCCAACGATGTCTCCAACCTTCCCGCGGGAGAGGATCGGGCAATGAGCTGGGCGGCTTCCATTGCTTCGGACGTTCCGTGGTTTCACGGGTCTGTGCTTCTCTGGATTCGCGGCTCATAACTTTCCTTCCATGCGTAGTTTTGCCAATTCCATGGCGTATTTTTCAAGCGGAACTCCAAGCCTCTTGGCCGTATTGGCTTCTGAGGTTGTCAGCTTCAGTTTTTTAGGTGGCGAGCTGCGCGTTGCCGGGGCAACCACCGAGGCAGGAGGCTTTGCTTTTTCCTCTGGCGGCTCCCGATCACCAAAGTACTCAGGGAATTTCTCCCTTACGCGAGAATTAATCTTCTCGTAATACTCATCCGTCAATGCGTAATGTTCACCATTTTCCCGAGTAAGCTTTTTATGCAGGCCCATGGCAAAAAACGTCATCTCATCATCTACCCCAGGCTCGCCTGATTGACCAAACCACTTATTATTGGCCTTCCAGGTTTCTGCTTTGCGGTCCTGATAAGTATTCTGCTGAACATTATAAGCAGGGTTTTGTTGCTGTGGCAACTCAGGTGCCGGTTCAGGCGCAGCAGGTTTGAAGTTTTTAACCCGATCAGCCTTCAACATCGCCACATTTAATGCTTTCTGGGCCGCCAATATCCTGTCAGATTCTTGGCTATCCAGTGCTTCTTTATAACTACGCTCTGCCTCAGCTACTTCTTTATCTGTGGCAAATTGCATCGTCTTTATTAACGTGCTTTCACCCGTAGTTAGTTTCTCTTTCAGCTTTGCATTCTCTTCAGCAATCTGTTTTGCATAGGCAATAGCTGCCTCACGCTCACGCTGCGCCTCTTCCTTGGCCCTGCGCTCATCGTGATACCCATGCTTCAAATGCTGAATGCGTTTCTTTACATTATCTGAATACTGTTTGATTTCATCATCAGGTATCTCAGATGGATCACCCTTTAATGGCGTCGCATTCCTATCCGCCTCGGGGCGATCGTCAACAATCTCGATCTCTGCCTCACCCTCGACTTCAAATTCAATCTTCTCTTCACTCATGACTTCCCCTTTATGCGCGGCTATAGCCACGAGGATCTTGGACCACACCCTCTATGGTGTCGTCGTTGATCAAACGAAACTCCCGTCCGTGAATCTTGAACCGGGTTCCTGAATAAGCACGCACCAAAACAAAATCGCCTTCTTTGCACCATGGTCCAGTTGGGAACTTTGCCGCATCCTTATAGCAATCCGGCCCCATCTTCAGTACAAACAAAACAACCGTGCTGAACTCTTCAATTTTTGCAAGCGAATCAGGCTTGAATAAACCATTGGCAAACTTATCCTCTACCTCTGGTAAGGCGCATAACATCCGATAACCCGTGGGCTCTGGGAGTTGCGTTGCTTCCTGCTGAGAATCCTCAGTAATATCACTCATCGTATTCCTTCATTCGATTGGCAAGGTCTTCGTTGATGCGCCTTGCGACCAAAAGACCTTGAATCTGGCCGCAGACGAATTTGTACTCCTCAAAACTCTTCATGCTCCCTTGCGAGAGTTGTCCTTCTAAATACCTAATCTGCTTATCAATCTCTAGCTCTACCGCTTCGGCGTAATTCATTTACCCATCCTTGCTAGTGACTGATCACGCTGAATGTCTGCCGCCTTATCAATCATCTTGGCCGCTATATTCTGCTCAGCTATCTGGTTCAAGCTTTGAATGCGTTGCTGCTCAAGCATCACTTTGTCCTGCTGAGCCTGTGCTTTCAACATAATGTCAGCCTGATCCTTGGCGGCCTCACGCTGCTCCTTCTGCTGCTTAAGCGCCAACTCTGCCTGTTGCATCTGGATCAAAGGATCTTGTGCTTGCTGTTGAGCCTGCTGTTGCTGGGCCTCAGCCATGTGCTGCTGTAGTAACTGCTGAGCACCACGCGCTGCCAGCCTTGAGATTTCAACCTCAAAGTCTTCAGGCAACGGCTGATCTGGAGGTGGCAACGGCACACCAAGCTGCTGCTCAATCTGCTTGCGGTACAAGAACGCCATATGCTCATTGATGTGGGCCATGGCCGCGGCCATCATTACGCCACCTTGGGGATTCTGCTGCACCTGCTGTCTCAGCATGGGATCTTGGATAGCCGCCGTATGAACCGCCAAGTGAGCCTCATGATCTTGGTAGATAAAGGCTTTCACTGGCTGCATCGTCAGTATGGCCATGTTCTCCGATACCGGATCACGAGGTTGCTCTGCCTTGGCTGCTGGGATCAGCTTATCAATGTTCTTGATACCCAAGACTTCTAACATGCGCTTATGTAACTCAGGCATGTCATAGATCTGAGGAGCCTGTGCTGCCAACTGTAGTACTGCTTGATACTGAGTAACCCGCTGTGCAAGGGTTGTTGCATTAGGATCAGAGACTGGTATGACATCAACCAAGTCATAGTCAGCTTGTTTGACCAGCCTTCCACCGGGCGCATCTACGTCGTAGCTATATTCCGTAGGTGCATAGTCTCTAATAATAGAAGCAAGAAGCTTGAACTCCTGACGCATGGAGTAGTGAAGCCTTGCCTGCACCGCAGACATAACCTTGAGGGTTCTCTCCAATACGGCAAGCGTCGTACCAACCGGTGTATTCGCGGACAAGTCCGAAATCTGCATATCAGCCGTTGCTGCAAACCGGCGGCCTTCTGCAACAATTGTTTTAAGTAATTCAAAAAGAACCTGGCTCGGCTCTTTGTATGGAAGCGGAAGGATGTTGTCCCTAATAGAACCTGATGGCACATCCACATCCCTGAACTCACCCGGCGCAATCGGTGTGTCATCACCCTTGACTCGCAGGCCGCGGGACTTCAATCCACCCGGCAGGTTCGATAACGTACCGGCATCCACCAACTGACGGATCAAAGACGTCCCTGACTTGGCAAATGCACCTACCAAGTGGATCAATCCAAATCCATAGAACCCAAAGCCCGGAATGTACGGGTAATGTACAAAGTGCATCCGCTTGAGCTTTAACGGATCCTCTTCATACCAGTTCCTACGGATAGCTAGTATCTTGTTCGTGCTTTCATCAATCGTGACCACATAAGGCAGTGCAATTTCCGTGGGGCCGTTCTTGTCAGTATCTTCAAAGCCTGGAAGATCTAGCTCTACGTGCATCTCAAGAATGCGATACCTGTCATCCATCGTGGCTGACATACCTTCTTCTTCAGCCTTGCGCTTCTCTACCTCACTTAATACCGTGGATGGCTCACCTAAATCCACATCTCGCCAGAACCCTGCGTGCTGAAGCTTCCTCACTTCATTCTGGGTCTTACGCATGATGTGCGTAATCCTTGGCGCCGACCTTAAATCGCTTGCACCAAAGGGAACCACAATATCCTCTGCCGGAATGAACATCGAAACCGGCCGGCCAAGCGAAGGATCGTAGTAGACCTTCTTAAATGCTGACCCTGCCAAAGCCAAAGACCAAAGCATCTTTTCGTGCTCAGGTCTGTACTCAGGCATCTCTTCCGTTAACCGATAGTTCATGTCATCTTTGACACGCTCTGCCGCATCCTCTTTCTCTTTGGTAAGCGCCCCAACAATCTGAGTCTTCACCGGCCCCGAGGCAGGGAAAGTCTCCATAATAGATTCAGCTTGGAACCTAACTGCCGCTTCTGACAGCAGCGGATAAAACACACCGCACGCACCAGGCCATGGTTCTGTACGCTCTTCGTACTTCAAACCAAGAAGCTTCAGCCCATCAGCGTAGGTATCTACCCATTCCTTGCGGGATGACTTATCTGTCTCGTAGTCTTGGATCAGATCACTAGCAATAGAAGCCAGATCCCGGTCATCCATGTACTCAGCAAGATTGGCATCAAAATCTTCTGGGCTTTCACGTTCAGCCTCAAAGATAATCTCTACGCCATCTGCTGATATGGCTAACGAATCAGGGTTTTCAATCTCAATTTCCACTTCCGTGGGTTCTTCCATGGCGGCATCAAGACCTAATGGCGCAGGATAAAGTGCAGGTTCCATCTCGGCTCCTAGTAATAAGCGACCTTGCGGCGATACATCGGCTCACGGTCTTCATCGTCTGATTGCAGGCTCAAGAAACCGCCCGTCCTAAAGCGCAATAACGCTTGGGTCATCGAGTCTACTAGGTCATCATGCTCTCCTGAAGGAAAAGCTGCGACTTCCTCAATCAACTCATCCGCAAACTTACGCTCTGGCACCCAGATCCGCCCCGAGGCAAACAAATCCGATACGGCATTTAGCCTCACGATCTTGTCGTTGCCTTTGGTTGGGCTGTACTCACTGACCGGAATACCCATCCTTCGGAGTTCAAAGACCAACGGGCTTCCTGCTGCCTTGGCTTCAACCAGAAATACATCCGGCTCCCACTCGCGGTAGGTTTCATAAGCCTTCTGCTTAAGTTCAGGGAATTCATATCGGTCCTTAAACGCATCCAGCAAGATGATATTCGTTTCTCCCTCCTCTGTCGTCCACACACCCCATGTAGTACAAGCAGAAAAGTCAGCCCTATTGTGCTTGAGAAACGCCGTGTCCCAACTCTGAATCACAAAATCACATGGCGGCGGCCTATCACCCTCCCAAACCTTCCACCACTCTCGCTTAACAATCGCACCTTCCTCAGCCGTCGGCTGTTGCTGGTACTGAGCATTCCATTTACCTACCGGCAACTCCTCTTTAAGCGCCAGTAACTCCTCTAATTTCCAAAACTCAGGCCAAACCGGTTTACCAGACGGCATAATCGCAGGTAATTCAATAACTTCCCACTCATCACCGCCTCTTGTTTGACTTGCTTTAATAACTTGACCCGTTAAATCCCTTAATGACCACCTGGTGTTGTGACTAACTACACCGTTTGCTATGAAATTTTCTGTGCGATCAATTTCAACGTCAAAAACTTCTTCCTGTCCATCGGAATCAATCGATATTATTGGGTCCACTGTGAAATCTGAGATACGATGCAGCTCGTTCAAGTATGCCCGGAGTTTTTCCGTATCCAACTGTGAGGTTGCAGTCGTTACATAAGAGCCCTCGAACCTTTCCGGTATCGTGGCAGTGGTCAATGCACAATTTCCCATTCCAATGGGCGCGTGTATTTTTTGTTGATGGGGGCTCACCGCATACATCGCATTTGTTATTACGCTCTGCAACCATTGCATCGTATTGATCGACAGTAATCCCGTATCTAGATTTAATCCGCGCCGCCCTGCTGGACTCTGCGTCTCTACGCCCCCTGCCTGAAGCCCAGTATTTTTTGGCGTAGTGGTCGTGGCATACCCCATCGCAGTGAACAGGCTTCTCGCAACCTTCTTCAGAACACGTTTTACCTTTCCATTTTCCGTGATACCCAAGCTCTCTTCGTGGTGCATCAGGGTTTTTTCGGTGGTAGCTTTCTTTTGATTGGCATGGTCCGCACATGCCAGGTTTTGTTTTTGACCTTGACGGCCTGCCGCACCCTTCAACGATACAAGTAAATCCCCGACCCTCAGTTGTTCCAATCTGGTCCATTCCAAGACTCCTTCATTCATAACAAGAAACGGATGCCTCTTGTTTGCACGGAGTATTTTACCAGATCGTGTTTGTATTTTGTATATGGCATCAACACCACTTGATTGCCAATTATTGACTTTGCTTGTGGTTAGCAATCCTTTGTCAAAGGTAGCTACAAGATCATTTTTTCTTATTGCGCCTAGAGGCTTTTCCGTTCCGTCTGCCATCAAAACTGGGGTATCCCCAGTCATGCACATTACAATAATAATCGCACCGCCAGGTTGTAATCGCTGCCGCGGACCTGACGTATACCATTCATATACTGAATCAAATATATCTGGTTTATGAGCCGCTAATTTAGCTTCTTGTTCTGAATGCGGATCATCAATAATTAATAAATCAGCACCTTTACCCGTTACAGAACCACCAACACCGATGGAAAAATACTCACCACCCTTATTAGTAGCCCATCGCCCAGCCGATTTATTATCTGCTTTTAGTTTTACATCAGTAAATACTTGATTATATTCTTCTGAATCAATTAAGTTTCTAACTTTACGTCCAAAACCCACCGCCAATTCAGCAGTATGTGAGGTCTGTATTATCTTTTTATTTGGATTCTTACCCAAAAACCATGCAGGTAATAAATAACTGGCAAATTCAGACTTGGTGTTGTGAGTGCATATGTAACCAGAGCCTGACAAAAACAGACCATCCTCTCGCGCCACTTTAATACACTGAGTATTCCCTGTTTGTTCTAGGCGTTTTATGCTTATATATCGGCCAAATGTTTCTTTTACTTGCTTAGTACGATCTTCTTTGCGCGGTAGTATCGCAATATCTTTTGCGTAAAACGATATTCTGTATGTTGGGCCGTAGCTTTTTTGACCTATCTTTGCTTCAGTAACCGATAGGCTGTTTTTAATACCCAGGCTAGCAAGCAATTCCCGAACATCGTCAATAATAAATCTGTTGCTTTGTGCAAATGAGCACTGACCGGCTTTGCTAACGCACCCATCAGTGTCCATCAAGCCTTTTAATAAATCTCGACGTTGGTCCGGCGATCCTTCAAGATAGTTGCTCGGTATGTGTTTATCGCCTAATACACCAAGCTCACGCAATTTAACCTTCAGGCCTATAATGCCGAACGTCATTTTTGTCGATTGATCAGTGGTTTTGTACCCACGTCTTTCAATCTCTGCCCTTACAATTTTTGCATCTTCATTTTCCATGGTGATAACAGCTTGAGATGAATGCCCGTCTCCAAGCCAAACACCAAAGACATACGGATCTATCAAAAATTCCTTTCGTTCGTATTCAACCGGGCTTACATCAGGAAGTCTTGGCAAACGAGGATTTTTTTGTGTTTTCCCAGCTACAAACTCAACATCGCCGGAACGTTTTGTCCGTAATACCTCGCCGTTTTGACGCCTCCATAACTGCTCCGTAGTGTAGTCACGATAAACATTGACGCGCCTATTAAGCCTAACAGTCCATAGATGCTCACCGTCAACCGTAAGCGTTGCGCCGTCGTCAGTCTTTACTTCGTACAAATCTCGGCCTTCAAATACTTCTGACTTGCCAAGCACCTGTGTCGGTTTCCCGTCTGGGCCAAAGACGAAATCTCCAATTCGGAGATCCAACATGCTTTTCCAGCCCTTAGTCGTAGGTATCATCATGCTAGTCATTATAGCATGACGTGGTGCCATATTAATAATAAGACGTTTATTATGTCCATTAACAACATTTTCAAACGCCTTAGCTACTACTTCATGATGTTTACCAGGAATAAACCCCGGCCACATGCGTTTTACAAACCCCATGAAATCATTTTGAGCGTGGGACTTAGCATCTTCCCTCTCTTCCTCCTCTATCTCCTGAAGCAGTATCCGCTTCTCATCCTCAGTAAGTAGATGAAGCTTCCCGGCAGCTGCTTTGGCTAACTGCCTAATGTCCAATTTTCTTCCTAACCACCCGAACACTCCTAGGCTTACCAGGCGTTTTCTTCAAATACCCCTGCTTACACAGACTCTTCACCAGCCTATGCACATTACTCTTACTATCCTGTAGCAATACAAACCGTATGTCGTCATACGAAGGACCAAAGTGATACAACTCCCACCAGGTCTTTACAGCCAGCAGGACTTTTGCCTCTGCCTGTGTCATATCAAACCTATCAAGATAAAACCAATACCCCACATCATCAAAACACCAGCAAAGTAATTCTGCGATGAATGCGATCTAGCCGGCGGCCCGTTCTCTGCCACCTTGTACCCAGCATACAGAAGCACAAGACCAACCACGATCTTCACTTCAACTCCCTAATCAACTCAGCACACACCTTCGCCCCACGGTCCTTGGTATTCCTACCCCAGTCCTCACAGACCAAAGCACACCTCTCCCTCTCATGTATCTGTACTAACCTCATAAAGGTCAACAAATCCCCAGTAGTACCTATCCACCCACCATCCCCAACCTTCATACCAGCACTACTGGCCATCTTCACCAGATTCATTCAACCTCCTCTGCACCTCTTCCCTAGCTTCCTCCCTAGGCTGCCACTCTATCTTCGGCACCTCCCCCATCGTCTCCGCATACCATCTCTTAGGATCCTCCCATATCGGCCTCTCCTTTTTTTTCCTACCCCCCTTATGGGAACCCACTTCTTCTTCTATGGGGGCCTCTTCCGTAGTAATCCCGCCAGCTGGCGGGATTTGATACTTTAGTAGGGGGTGGGGGTCTTCTTCGTCCGAGGGTAAATTTTTTGCAGATGGTTTGTGTGGATTATTGGACCTAGCGCCGCCCCCAGCCCCCTGGCCACTTTGCCCCTCCCCCCCTACCGTGGGGTCGCCCTCGTGCGCCTGCGCGTGCGCGGGTGGGTGCTCGCGCGTGTGCTCGTGCGCGTCCACGTCAATCACACCGCCGAGTCGGGCTAGCTTTTCCCGCAAGCGTGCCGTTGTATCGCCTGCGCGCTCATGGGTTATGACTGTGCGAGTCTGGAAGGCATCAACGTCCGCCAGCTTGCCGAGTAGCTCGAGCGCACGCAGCCGATCGCCTGGCTTTTGAGCCGTCCGGGCCTCGTGCTGGAGAGAGTCCACGACAAAGTTTCGGATGTCTAGGGGGTTTTGCGAATACCTCAATCTGTTTACGCTCGTTTGCTGATCAATCCCTGCACGCACTTTTGGATTGGCTGCAATCCTGCTAGCCGTGCTGCTAATCGTGCTGCTACTGCCGCTCACGTCATACGCTTGCAGGTAAGCCTCTCGGTTAGTAGCTCCCGCTGCTACCGCTTGCACGAATTGTTTTTGCTTGGCTGTTAGGTCGACGTGAGGCATAAGCACTCTATCTGCTGGCACTCCGCGCCCTATAGCTCTCACTGCTGCCGGTGGTAGTTCGCTTGCTTCGCTTGCCATGCCTTCCCCGTGTGAACGTTATGCGAACGCATGATAACCGATCAACGGCAGATTACAAACGATGAGTGGTTGATTCTGGCTGCCATACGGTTATTGTGTGACAATACAAAACACGCCTACAATATGTTGCATGTTCAACAAACAACCCGGAGCACATGACATGAAATTTACTTATGACAAGCAGTTTACTGACGCAATGACAACCGCAACTCAGTGCAGCCCTAAGTGGAGTAACCGTACAAAGGCCGCCTTCCATGCTTTTAACCCTAACGGCGTTATAGCCCTTCGCAATGCTTCAGATGATCGCATCAGGACGATGGTTGACTCTGGATTTGCAAAGACCGGGGCCCTGCTTGCCCATGGCTCGCTTAATGATTACCACGTTCGCAAGCTTTACGACTGCGCCATGAAATCCCGTGTTTCATCTTTCGATATCAACTATTACGTAGAGCGCATTGAGCATGAGATAGCCGCTGCAAATGCCTTTATTGATTCCATCGCCGCCCGTATCTAATCAACCCTTGGAGTTTTCAACCATGCGCTTACTGATCGCAATCACCAACCAAGACCGCCGCGCCGCTGTTTACTTCAACCGTGAGCTTGACGAGTACACCGTGCGCTTTTATTCCCATGGCGAGCACCTAACCAATGCCGACTATTTCACCGACTGCAAATCAGACGCCTATAACACCATGAACCACTACGCCGCCGGCATTGATCGCCACATGGCCGCCTTTGGTGGTTTTCCTAATTCCCGCTGAGAGCTTAGCCAATTGCCCCGGGCTCCGGGGCCTTTGGGTGCGCTTTTGCACCATAACCAGAGAGAACCAATATGAGAAAACTATTCAACCGCTTAGCCCTCAGGCTTGCACCCTTCACTGTGCGCGTGCTTAGCTCAGACCGCACTTATACCCACAAGGCGCACTCATACGCCGATGCGCTCTCATGGGCCCAGCAATATCCCGCCGACTGGGGGCGCGTGGTAATCACCGGCCGCTTTGGCCGCGCCATCGCAGAACGGGGGCAAGCATGAAAACCTCAGAGCTAACCGGTGCTGCCCTTGATTGGGCAGTAGCGAAGTGTGGAGGGAGAGGAATTGAGTTCGACGACCCAAGGGATCCGTGGCTTACCCGTGATGGGATCGCCGATCAACCCCTGCACAGTTACACCCCATCAACCGACTGGGCACAAGGCGGGCCGATCATTGAGCGAGAGGGTATCTCTGTGGCACGGCGGGGTGAGCATTCATTTAGCCCGTGGGGTGCGGTGTTGCAAGGGTTTGAGTTTGATGAAGAAGGCCCAACCCCACTAATCGCCGCAATGCGCTGTTATGTCGCATCAAAACTTGGCGATGATGTAACCCTTCCCCCTGAACTGGAGCAGACAGTATGAGCAAACCTTACACCGCACGCACATGGCCCGAACGCCTTGCCATCATGAAAGACTTGGAAGCTTGCAATTCAATGATGCACCAGGGCCACGTTGGGAACGGCTTTGTTGCTGCCATTGGCCGCGATAGTTTCGCCGTGACCGATCAGGCCATGCGAGCCCATGGCTTTGAATGCGCCGAGCTTTACAACTTCCCGCTTGGCACTGATAAACCCGCCGAGCACCTACGCCACGACTCCCGCGGCTTTCCTTCCTGCTGCTGGCTGCTGGCTTGGTTCGAGCCGATCGGGGGGCAAGCATGAACGCCGCACAATGCGCCGCCGTTTATCTTGCCGCCGTCGACTTGGCGCACGCAATCAAATCGCAAAGGGATTGCGAACCCATGGACGAAAAAGCCTTGTTGTTTACCCTGCAAGATTTGCGCGAAGCCTTCCCAATTATTTCCGATCAGATCGCTTACGTAATCGAAACCCTGGACGAGGTGCAGTCATGATGCTACTGAGCAAAACCTACGAAATAATCACGCCCGAATCCGCCGAGGATGGCGTAGTTGATCAATCGGGCTTTGAATTCGAGCGTGAGCCGTTCAGCTTTAGCGAATTAGTCCAGGCGCTGGAGGATTACTCGCACGTGAGCGATTCAACTTTTGGCGACCATAATTGGGCCATATCAGAGCCGGACATCAACTGGCGAACTGGCGCCGAGACGGTTTACAGCTTGCACTTCGTTGGGCCCGAATCGAAGCGTAAGTATTGGCTGAGAGCATTACGTAATCGCTTTCGCCCGAAAGTAGAGCCACGCAACCGCGGCCAGATGGCCCTTGATGGGCTTTAATCATGCGCCCAATCCCTTTGTGGCAATACAACCCCATCACGGGCTACTGGAAACTGGCTCGTATGTGCGACCCGGCCACGGCTCACCAATGGCTGGCAATCTATCAGCGCGACCATGGCGCTAACTTCATCGAACTAACTCACATCAAACCAAAGAGAGCACCAAAATGAACGATTACATCGCACAAGGATTTAAGAATCGCCGCGACTATCTCGAAGCACTGGCCGAGGAATACGACCGCGACAAGGTTTTTATGCTGGCCGCCATGCTTGGCCCTTCCGAGGACTTTGACGGGCTAGTGACCGCCCTCGAAGATGACATGGATTACTGAGGATGCAACCTCGGGCACTTTGCGAAGTGCCCAGGGGTGCAGCTTCGCACCGATCAACCAAGAGAACCAAACCATGGAACAACGCAAGCAGCAAATTATCGACAGCCTTTATCGCTGGATTAAGCAGCGCCCCGGCCTTGAATACGGGAATTACGGCGACATTTCAGCTTACCGATCAGAGCTTCGCGGCATCACTAAAGACCTACACCACGCCCGCGAAATGCTCGCCTACGTTAGCCGCCGCCCAAGCATTACGGCCGACGATTTGATTGAGTCCACCTTTCGCGCTTACAGTGCCCGCTTGAGCATACGCGAAGGCATAGAACGCGCTGAGGTTGAATACTGCGCCGGCCAATACTGGCCCACTGAATACCGTGCAGCCGTTTGTGCTGTCCTGTCCTCAGCGATTTGGTTTAGATTTGCTGAAGATATGACTTCCCCCACAGGCGAAGCCATACGCAAGGCCGCACGCCGTGAGCTTCCCCGATCAGTGGCGGCCCGGTGGTTTCGATGAACACTCGCCCATTTTTCACCTTCGCACCCGCTGGAGACTTCGAGCGGGAATTTTTCCGACTGGTCGACGAGTACCGCGCTCGCAAGCCGCGCGGACTTTCGGGAACCATAGGCGAGAAAGGCAGCTTTCAGGTTTTCACGCCGCCGAAAACGACTCACCCGCTACTGTTCGCCGCGCAGATGGTTAGCCGCAAGGATTACAGGATAGCCGACCCCTACGGGCCCGCTGGTATGGTCGAATGTGAAGGCAACTTGTTGTTTTATGGGCTTGCGATACACTCGCCCGGATGAATCCTTACATCGAGATGAACGAAGGCATGGCCGAGATTTTAGCGGCCCTGCCCGATCAATTCGAGCACCCAGCCACAGCCGCCGCCGCACTGGCAGCGGCTTTTGTCGTCCACTGCCGGCAGTGGGGCATACCCGACGAGACCGCGCAGACGCTTATCACCGCCGCTCTAGCTGATTACACACTGACGAAGCATTGACCGCACCGCACCGAGACCCGCTCTCATATGCAGATCGTTTGCATCATCGCCAAGTGTAGGGCTCATGCACCACGGCAACCCGCTAGCCTTCGCAACCCGCTGACCCGTACCGCTCGCGTCATGATCGGCAACGATGCGCCCGCCCGTAATGCGTGCCACATGCGCCAGATTGCCCGCGCTGAAGCACACCACCACCCGCACATCAGAAAACCGCAACGCCGCTTGCACGCTAAGCCCGGTCGCGTAGCCTTCGACTAGCCATGGCTCCCGACCCCGACCGAGCACGAACACCGCGCCTTTCGCACGCGTGCCTGGTATGAAGCGCTTTTCACCACTGACTTGGATTCTCTGGGCGCCCACCACCCGCTGCGTATTTACATCCCTCATGGGTACGATCAGCTCTTCACCAACGACTAGCCCCTTCGCATCTGGGAATCCCTTGGCTTTCAGATAGGGATGCTGCGCCATGGTTGCCTTGTTGATCAGCTCCTGCGCTTGCTTGGCCGCCCGTGCGTGCTTGATACGCTCTTCACTATCGTCAAAGCATTTGATGAACTGGCTGACCTTCTCGCCATACCGGGCAAACGATTCCATGGTTGCCCAGTTCTTCACCACTCCTGAGTTGCCATCAAAGATGTAAGCACCATTCCTCTTGCGTGGCTTGTCTACCGTGGGTACCCGGTGCCACCTGCCATCAGGTATGGCATGGTTGATAATCAGACCATGGGCCTGTGCGTGTGCAACAAAACTCATGTGTTCTTCTCCCGCAGCTTGATTTCTATTTCTTTGGCAAACCTAAACTGCATCGGACCAGTGATGATTGCATCTGCTCTATACATGGCTTGCGTCACCTCATCGTCTGTCAGCCCAATCCATTCAGCTTTACAACAATGACCACACCTTGGACACTCAAAGTCATCAAGATATGACCTTGGCTTCTGGTGCATGTTGTGATCCCCGCTCATACCTTCCCCCCAAGTAGTAGCCTCAATGAATCCATGACCCAGTACTTCGGGCCTGTCGTTATCCCCGCGGCGATACGCCATATCGATGACTGCGTTACACCAATTGACTTGGCAATCTGGTGATGCGTCATACCCCTAGCTTCCAACGCTCTCACTATTTCCTGTGGCGTCATACCAATCTCCTGCCAAACTTACTCTTTGCATACTTGATGACCTGCTGCTTGATCTTGTTCTGTGTAACCATCCTTGGCTCCACAAAGATCGCCTCGTGAAACTTCCACTTAGGCCAATCCCCCGTCAGGTTCTTGTACTGGGCCTTGGCAAATCGCTCAGCCGCCGCAAGATCCCCACGCTTCCTGTCCTTGCTGATCTGCACAATCTCCCACCAAACAAGACGCTTATCCGACATCCAATCCGATGACTTGGTGCCGCCAAACTCCACCATCTGGCCAGCCGTATTCAGTACATTGCTTGCAGACCTGCGCTCTGCCCCGCACGATGGGCACACCCGGCCGCGGAACATGTACCCGCACGCCGTGCATTTGATCTCTGCCTTCTCTTTCTCAGTGGGCTCCTTGCGTACCTTGGCGTCTAGCTTTCCATCCTCTAATTCCTGTACGCCATGGGCAAATACCTCTACCTGATCCTCCCAGAACCGAGTGAGGTTGCCTGCGTGATCCAGCCACACAGCGAAGTCCTTGCCGGGATGCGGGCGCATAACCCTGCCCATCTGTTGAATGTGACCCGATAATGATTTTCTATATGGCCTGGCACATACACCGATTTTAATATCTGTAACATCAAATCCTTTTGCCAGCGCTTCACAAGATATTAATCCGATAATATCGCTGTCAGGTTTTCTGAACTCATCAATTAATTCCCTGCGTCGTTCGTTATTACCATCTTTATAACTGATCTGCTGAAAGTTATAACCCCTCTGTGCAAACTCTCTGCATAATTCCTCACCGTGTGCAACGGTTGCGCTAAATACAATGGTTTTAACTGGGCCATTAAAATGTTTATTGGTAGCCTCGATCCACTCAGAGACGACATCGCCAACGATCTCAACCCCTTGTTTTTCCATGTCTTTTTCTGCCCACTCGCCATCGAACTTAACCGCGGCGCCACGCATATCCATCTCAGACTTCGCTACAAACATTTTAACGGGCACTAACCAACCGTCATTAATTAGTTTATCGGTTGTCGTGCTATTTACTACGTTAGTAAATATCTTTGATAATCCTTTTGTAAATGGCGTTGCAGTTAATCCAACAACAATTGCATCAGGATATTTTTCAATCGCATTAATTACTGAACGGTGTAATACATGCGCTTCATCTACCACTATAAGCTTTGGAGCGTTATCTATCTTGCGTCTTGCCAATGTCTGTGCGGATATAACCTGCACATATTCATATGGACGCCAGCGCCAGTGATCCGCCTGTATGACGCCATGAGGTACGCCATACCTATCCAGTGTTGTACTGGTCTGGTCTACCAGTGACACCCGATCGCATATGAACCAAGCTACGTTCTGCTTGGCCCTTGCTTCGTTCAGTAAGTAGCTGGCACTTACAGTCTTGCCCGCTCCGGTGGGCGCCACCAGGATCTGTGACCGGTGCCCTTTACGGACACCATCACGTAGCTCATCCAGTGCTTTGATTTGGTAGTCACGCAGACTTTCGATCAGCATGTTTCTTCCAATACATGACTTGTTTCTTAAGCTCGGCGCACTCCCGCTGCCACTTGTCCCGGGCCTCGGTAAGGTTGTCGATCGTGGACTGCATCTGCTTCATGGTCTGGTAGTGCTCTGTATCCCTGAGCGCTGTAAGGATCGTGACTTCCTTGGCCAGCTCTTGGTAGTTATCAAGGATCTCTTGGTACTGCTCATTCAGCTCGTCATAGGCCACCTTCAGGGCGTCATACTTGTCCTGTGCCACGGCTGACTTCAAGACAGGCTTAACGGGCGCTGGAGGCACGTTCTCTGGCTCTTCCTTATCTACCGCCCTGATCGCCTCTGAAAGGCTCATAGCCCCTTTCTTGACCGCCTCAATGACCTCCTGGTCGCCTGACTGTGCAACCTTCTTGGCCCGCTCTACCGATCGCTTACCTACTCCAGCACGCTTAGCCATCTCATCTGAGGTAATTCCGCCAGCTGGCGGAATTTGATACTTTCGTAGGGGGGTACCCACGCCTGCCCATGTGCTGCAAGTGACCACGGCCATGGCTTTTTGTGCTGGTGATAGATGGCGGCGATGAAGGTTCAGGTCGATGACATAGGCCACTGGGTCTTTGCCATCGTATTCATGGAAGGATGGATTGATGTCCAGCTGTAAGCAGGCACGGAACCGGTGCCATCCGTCCAGGATCTTGTTCTCGTATGTGGTGATGGGTTCACGCTGCCCGTGGGCTTTGATGGATTCCAATAGGTCTTGGAAGTCCTCATCGGGCATGTCAGGGAATGCTGCTGATAACTGGTGTCTTTCCATATCTCTCTCTTAGTTAATGACGCTCGGTGACTTTGGTGCTCACGATTTTTTTGACTCACTTCGTTGGCTTGGTTCTCTCAGCGATGGTGGTTCGTTCGTGTACTTTGGTTCTCTCAGCCTGGCTGACTCACTTCTCTATCCCGGTTCTCTTACCTGCGTTGGTTCGTTCTAGCTCCCTGGGTCTCTCGGCAGTTGCGACTCACTCTCTTACGGTGGATCTCTCACAAATAGTGGTTCGTTCGCGTGATTTGGTTCTCTCAGTTTGCATGACTCACTCTCATACCAAGGTTCTATCGCAATCTCTGGTTCGTTCTGGACGATTGGTTCTCTCTCTTTTTCTGACTCGCTCGGCCGAATTGGTGCTCTTGGCCAACTTGGCTCACTCTCGATTTATGGTTCTCTTCCATTGCTTGGTTCGTTTACAACTTGTGGTTCTCTCCGTTAACTTGACTCACTCTGGGCGGATGGTGCTCTGGGCTCGAGTGGTTCACTCCAGGGGGATGGTTCTCTCGGGGGGCATGGTTCACTTGACCGATTAGGTTCTCTCTTCGCTCTAGGTTCGTTCGGCTGACCCGGTTCTTTCTGCGTCGATGACTCACTTGCCAGTCATGGTTCTCTCTAAATCGGTGGTTCGTTCGGCTGACTCGGTTCTATTCGCGTCGATGACTCACTTCCCGGCAATGGTTCTCTTGCTTGTTTAGGTTCGTTCCTGTTGGCAGGCTCTCTTACCCGACATGACTCACTCTATCAACGGTAAAACTATCAGTGGTCTTGGTTCGTTCTGGTGCATTGGTTCTCTCTCGCATGTTGACTCGTTCACCTGCCTTGGTTCTCTCGGCAACATTGACTCGCTCTGCATATATGGTTCTCTCACGATGACTGACTCGTTCACGATGCGTGGTTCTCTTGGGCGCTATGACTCGTTCGCATGAATTGGTTCTATCGGCTTCATTGACTCACTTCCTCAGCATGGTGCTCTTTATACCCCTGGCTCGTTCTGCGTGTATGGTTCTCTCGCTTTTAGTGACTCGTTCTGCCACATTGGTTCTCTCTGGACGGATAACTCGTTTGATCTCCTTGGTTCTCTCGATGCTTGTGACTCGTTCTCGTGATATGGGTATCTCGGGCTTCTTGACTCGTTCGAGACCATTGGTTCTCTCAGCGTTCATGACTCGTTTGCCTCATATGGTTCTCTTCCATCCGCTGACTCGTTCGTGTCATATGGTTCTCTTCTCGCTATTGACTCGTTCCAAAACCCTGGTTCTCTCTTCACTGTTGACTCGTTCTGACTGATTGGTTCTCTCTTCAAAAATGACTCGTTCTCGCTATATGGCGCTCTCGCAACTGATGACTCGTTCTCATGGGCTGGTTCTCTCTTGAAATTTGACTCGTTCGCTTTTGCTGGGCCTCTTTTGTCCTTTGACTCGTTCTCTTCTGTTGGTTCTCTCGCGCCGAATGACTCGTTCTATGGTTTTGGTTCTATCTTGTTCGATGACTCACTCAATCCATTTGGTGCTCTTGCAGAGCTTGGTTAAACAGGTGAAGGTATGAAATGAGCATGGCCCATGTGTGCAATCGGATAAGGCAGCGGCGGCTTCGTACCAAAGTGCGTCTCATACCATGCGCCATGGAGATGGCTCAGGAATAGCTTGACCGCATACCTTCTTGCCCTTGCATCGATCTGGCCCGGTGGCAGTACGCCATTGGACAGATGCTTAAAAGCTTCCGTGGTCTTGCCTACCTTCTCCTTCAGTTGCTCGGCCAGTTCCTTGTTATCACCACGCTCATTGCGGGCGATCTCAAAGTTCTTGCGCTCCCTGTAAATGTGACCGTAGTAGCAGTCATCACGGCCAGAGAATTTCATGAAGGATTGGCCGGCCTTCCAGCAAAGCGTCTTCAGTCCTGCATTCCATGGGCGCTTCTGTCCCTTCTCCCATTTGCTTGTGGGATCTAATCCAGCATAGCGCCAGATATGCCCAACGGTAGGAGCCTTCTCAATATCAATGTGCGCTAACAGCCCCGCGGAAATGACCGGGCCGATGCCAACGATCTGACGCATCCATGCACCCATGACATGCGACTCAGTGTAGGAATCAAGCGCCTTCTTGATCTGCTCTTCCAGCCCCTTGGATTGGGATGCTAGCCAGCCGATCACTGCATTGGGCTCCATGGATTCATCCAGCGCCCGGACTTGGTTGGTGGAGCGCTTACGGTCTTCTTGGGCGATGTAGTAGTAATCGACCAGGAATCTTGCCTCATCATCAGACAGCTTGGCGGCTGCGACTTTAAGGTCTTTGGTCAGCTTCATGATTGGTTCTAAGTTCATAGTTTCCCCGCTAGGTTGAATGGGTCATGCCAACTAAATTGTTTATAGGTGTAAAGCAACTGATTAAATCGGACCGGGTGTTTGGTTGCTGTGACATAACCAAGCCCAGTCAGTAAACGCAAACGCTCTGCCGCCGTGGTTCTTGAGACGCCAAAGTGTTTTGCAGCATCCTCTGACGTGAAAGGTTCTTTACGTTCCTTTATCCACGCCAGATAAGATTCATCGATGGGTTTCACTACTACCCCCTTGCCAAGTACCACGCCCATCGGCGCTTCTTGGCGATCATTTCTAAGTAACGCTTGATGTAGGTTTTGATTTCAACGCCTAACGCCTTGGCGTAAAGCACGTCCGCCCGTGACACGATGATCTTGCCTACCCTGTCTTCACCTCTCACTTTGCGAACTTTCATGCTTGCCCCCTTGCTCGTATGGCAGCGGCGCACCACGTTGCCAATACATCTTGACCTTCGTACTCGGTGTCGATGTCCTCACACGCCTTCGCACACGCCTCACGCTCGGCAGCGGCAATGATGGTGGCGAACTCTGCGAGTGACTCTGCGGTAAAAGCATAAATGCCGTACTCGTTCCTCGCCATGCGGATGATTTCGTCGCGATTCATGTGTTTCCCCTTGCTCGTATGGCGGTGGTGCACTGTCTTGCACCGCTTGCCATTCCTTGATCTTCTGGATATGCAAACTTGTCCCAAAGTTCTTCGGCTCGTGATTCAACTTCTTCACACGCCTCCGCACACGCCCTACGTTCATGCTCAGCAACAAGGGCAGCGAAGCGTGTTACAGAGCCTAGTGGCTTTTCGTCAGATCCGTAAGCCAATCCAGCCTCCCGCGCAAGCTTGATGATGTCTTGGTGGTCCATCAGAACGGCGCCTCTTCAATAGGCTCCTCGGCCACGGGTTGCTTCTCAAGCACCTCTCCGTCTTCGCAGTAGTGGTACTTAAATGGCCATTTATCGCCAAGCTGTTTGATGATTTCGTCCATGGTTATCTCCTTGTCGGTAGGAGTATTTAACCACAGTTTTATGCGTTTGTGCATACCGTTCGTCAGGTCGATGAACGGTCAGAAGATGCGTAGCTTCACGTCCTTTAGATGCACTTCTTGGGTCGGCTCGGCATCACGCCAGTCGGTCATGTCCCAATTACCCTTGCCATGGTTGCATGGACTGCAAAGTACTTGTAAATTTTGTAACGATAATGCCAGATGAGGAAAGAGTTTGCGTGGCTTGATATGGTCAACATTGATACGCACACCATCGGCCGCGGTGGCACCACAGCACTGGCACCTAGCGCCGTATTTCTTCAGCGCTTCCATACGAACCCTGCGCCATTCATAAGTCTCAAGGAAAGCATCAGAAGCCGGGTTGACTTTGTTGGCCTGCCATTTGGCGGCTAGGTCATTGTTGGATAGCTTGGCATCCTGCTTAGCCTGTCGCGCTTTTACTTCCTTGTGGTTAGGTATAGCAACCTTGACCGACGGCATCTGAAAGCCAGCGCCATACAAAGCGTTCTTGGCGGTATCGTACTTCGCCCCCTTGTGCCTCATGAATGAAAGCAGCTGATCCGCCATGTGCTCAGTAACAAGCATATGCCCGTACTTGGCTAGCCATCCCTTCTTGGGCGGATACGGTATGCCAAATACCCTAGCCTCTACGCCAGATAGCGTTGAAGCGCATCCGTATTTTTTCAGCAAGTACGTTTTGATATTCATAACATTTAAGTTGTAGTTTCTAGAATGAAGATATTAACTTCTTAAGATCTTTATCTCTATCGGGGAGGGTTCCAAACGAAGGGAGGCCCAAGCCCACGTTGCGGTGTGCTGGACGGCCCCCCTAAGTAGCATCGGTGATGGGACACTTACTTTGGCCCAAGAGCGGGTGCGCTCAAAGGCTGGACTCTGCAACCCCTTGCACCAGGGTCAAATTCCCACCAGAGTCTTCGGCATGGTTACGGCTTGAATGGTCATCCTACCGTTCTCACACAGTGCCGGATCGTGCTATCGGACGCTTGTCTCACTGTGCCAGTTATCGGTTTCGGCTGGGTTCTGAGTCCCACTTGGCTTGCAGCTAACTTCGGTCTGCAATCCGTGACTTCAAAAACACAAAGGCCGCTTACTGCTGCTCCTGGTCGAAGTCCCTCGGTTAAGAGGGCAGAAGCATGAGTAAACGGCCTTCAGGTTTGTTGACTTCGACGACAACGAAATCATGATACCATGAACTCCACGGCTAGTCCATGGTCGTGTCTCCTGGTTGTTTAGGTCTTCCCCCGGCTCCCCTCGCCGGGGTTTTTTTTGAGCCAGTTACTGAATGCCTGTGTATCAGCCAGTAGCTTGATGGACCTGATCTGCAACTCCAGTGCCGTGCGCTCTGCCACTTCCCGCCTCACCTGAAGTTTCACTGACTGAGGTATCGATTCGATCATGTCGTTCACGATCGCCTTGCGTATACGTGGATCCATGGGTCATCCTCATCGTTGCTATTGCTACCTCAAAAGATACCTGCATCCAATCATTTTCATCAAATGGGCCTTGGCCACCCCATACCACCAGAAACACACTGATCGGTAGATACACATCCCAGTACCGGGCATGGTTCCTTCGATGGAATAGGATCGGCATCAACCCATCCCGCCATGCACTATTCAATGCCTGCCGCTGCCATGCACGCCAGTCAGGATTCTCGGCTCGCTTCACCTCCACAGCCCAACCCCATACTTTCATGTCATAACCACCCGCCGCGGACTGGTCATAATTTAATTTCACTTGGAAATCCAACGCCTGCGATATGAGCTTGGCCACCTCCAACTCACCGCGCCGTCCCTTCTGTCTGCTATTGATTGCCATTGGTCGGATACCTCCTATATGTATTGCCATATGTTGTGAACATAGAGTACCATTCTTTAACTGGAGAACACAATGACTGCCGAACAACTTATACCTGAACAACGCGTTTTAATGGCTGCTATTAACGTGGCCATCTTTGACTCATGTAAGCAACCCATCATAGCCGGTGACTTGCTTACCAAATCCAAGAAGCACAAGGATTACAAGCTTCATACAGATGCACGCACATCCTTCCAGTTCATCTTTGGCGAAGGATTGGACAACTTCTGCAACTGGCTGCCGCTTGATTCGGGCTGGTTACGCAAGAAGCTTCTTGATTACATGTTTGATGACGGCCCCAAGAAACCAACCGCCAAGGATGTTGTGGTTCGTGTGGACGATAAGCAGCGCAGGCATTTCCGTATCAATTACAAACTTTACAAACTGGAGAAAGAAGCATGTTGGACATCACTGGAAGAAGAAAGCCAAGAGCTACCCATCAAGCAGGTCATATCGCGCTTAGACCGGAAAGGCCGCGTATTGGAAGTCGATACGTCAGGCCGGCGCCTAAGTGGCAAACAGAAATTCCACCTGATCAACTCTGGATTCAAAACGTCTATCTCAACCAACCCGTCTCAGAATGGACCTGGCACGGCCGATGGTCAGGCGTCCTCCGAGTGATCCTGATCTTGGCCCTTGTGTTTATTTTCTACCATGCCGGCCGATGGGTACATGCCGGTATGCCCACGGGATATTGAGATGCTGGCATCAGAACTTATTCAGAAGCAGATCGACGCGCTCAAGGAAGTAATTACCAAGTTAGAGCGACTCAAGGAAGACGTGGAACCCATGAAGCTTGATGAGGCAGAGGAGCTATGGGATTCGATTGATATGGATACCCTGAAGAATGCCCACAACTTTGGTGACTTCATAGAGATAGTGAGAAGGATATCCGCCTACTACAACATAGGAGCCAGGCGATGAGAAAGCACACACCGGGACCTTGGAAGTTAGAGCCATACGATTCTTGCTTGGCAGGTGAAGACTTTCAATGGGGCGGCATATGGGCTGGGCCGGTAATGCTTGATGGCATTAATTACGGGCAGCCACCATACACACCTATTAAACCTGATACGTTAGAACGAATGGAGGCTGATGCCCGCCTCATCGCCGCAGCGCCTGATCTGCTGGAAGCGCTGAAGATGGTTCGGGACGCTGACGATGACTGCAAGCGCGACGGGCTTCCGACTATTCCACCCGCCGCTCGCGCCACGATCGACGCAGCCATCGCCAAAGCAACAGGGGAGAAAGCATGACTGAAAACAAAAACGCAAAGACACCAACAGATGGTGGGGGAGCATTTCCCGTTGCACACTCGTACCTAATCCAGCCAGGCATGTCCCTGCGCGACTACCTTGCAGCCAAGGCGATGCAAGCACTGGCTCGGCCTGGGAATTATTTTGATGCAACCGCGAGGCAGGCTTACATGATTGCAGACGCGATGCTGAAAGCGAGGGATCGATGAGCAGAAAAGCTATGCAGGTGGCGCTTGAGGCGCTGGAGAGTGATCCAATAAGTCATGCTGGACTTGTTATCAGAAAGCAAGCCATCACCGCACTACGCCAAGCACTGGAGACAGAGCCGTTTGAATACTGGAACGCAGTTGAAGGGTGGGTAAAAATAGATGAGGTGCGTGAGCATTTCGATGCTGTAGGGTGCGCAACTATTTACAAGTCTGCTGGCGAAGGTCGAGTTCCCCTCTATACCGCACCGAAGCAATGGGTTGGACTAACACTAAACGAAGCAGAAGATTTCTACGAGAAATACACTGACAGGGCGGAGCTTATAAACGCCATAGACAAGTTCCTTGAGGAGAAAAACACATGAGCGATTCATACGATGATTACGAGGCAAAAATGCAACTTGCGGAACACGAATGGGAAATGGTGAAAACTGAACACAACAAACAAATCGAGATTGCACAGGCTTATGAGCAAGGATGGAATGCAGCATTAGCGCAGCAAGAGCCTGTGGCGTGGCTTTCAACTGACTGTATTGGGGAGAGGTATTTGTGTTTCACAAAACCAAAAGACAACGACCCAGTGCAACCCCTCTACACCGCACCACCAAAGCGTGAATGGGTCGGGCTGACTGATGAGGAAATCCAAAAAGTCGTAAGCAAAAAATGGTGGGACTGGGAAGATGCGTTTGATATTGAAGGCTTTAGTCGTGCCATCGAAGCCAAGCTAAAGGAGAAGAACGCATGAGCGACAGAGACCTAATGCAGCAGGCGCTGGAAGCGTTGGAAACAAACAATCAAGCATGGAAGCAATTAGCTGATTCCGGTGATGCTGGTTTTTGGGAAGCCGAAGAACAACCATTTTACGAACTAAGTGTTAAAGCCATCACCGCACTACGCCAAGCACTGGAGACAGAGCGTGAATGGGTTGGGCTGAATGCACCAGAAGTGCAAGAGTGCTACGACTTAAACCCTGCAAGATTTGCCAGCCGTATCGAAGCCAAGCTAAAGGAGAAGAACACATGAGCACACAACCCGAAGCCTTGCGACTAGCGGAAGGTGCTCGCCAGGTCAATCGGAGCATTGAACACTACAACCTCGACGCCATCCTGTCGAACTATTAGGAATTGCCTAATAGTTGCCTCAGGTTGGATTTCGCCCTCGGCATATAGCCGTTTCAGGTGCTCGTTGATGGCCGAGCTTATTGAGCAAGCCTTAAAGGAGAAGAACCATGGCTAAAACAAAATACGCATTCCCACATGACGTAGGACATCTGCATGAGCCAAACACGGCAGGTATGGGGCTCAGAGATTTTTTCGCCGCGGCTGTAATTACCGGCATCTTTGCTGGCAAGTGGGGGCAAGTACCCAATCAAAAGCCAGAGGTTGCTTTTGCAGATATTGCATACCTTGTGGCGGACGAGATGCTTAAACGGAGGGAGCAATGAACCATGAACGCTGGTTATACGAAGCCATCCTCGCGGCGGAGGACGTTATGTTCTGGATTCACCGTTACATTCAGGACCCTCGCCCAGACATCCTACAACTTTTGCTCGCGGCTATGGAGAAGTTTGAAGAGAGTAAGCCATGAACATCACTAACAAATACAACCTGCCCGATGTTCTGCTGCGCTTTGCACGCAACAAGAACTACTCCAAAGGTGACGCCAAGCTATCTGTCACTGAGCTTATCGACAGCCCACGGGTCGTGGCACTCAAGCACAAGCACTTCGATGACATGGAGCAAGACGTATCCGATACCGTCTTCAGTCTATTCGGTACAGCCGTCCATCACATCCTCGATAAGTTTTCAGAAGAAGACGTGATCACTGAGCAGCGCTACTTCAAAGAGATCAATGGCTGGAAGATCTCTGGTGCGATTGACCGCCAGGTTGTCACGCCCCATGGACGGATCATCGAGGACTGGAAAGTTACGAGCAGTTTTGCAGTCATGCAAGGTAAGATCGAATGGGAATACCAGCTGAACTGCTACGCCTATCTTGCCCGTGCCCATGGCCATAACGTCGTTGGCTTGAAGATCAATGCGATCGTAAGAGACTGGGCTCGCAGGAACGTAGGCCGCCAAGCCGATTACCCAGAAGCACCGATCGTACAGATCGACGTACCACTGTGGACCTTTGAAGAGCAAGAAGCTTTTATCAAAAGCCGTATCGCACTTCATGCCGCAACAGTCATGGATGATCCGCCACTGTGTACACCAGACGAACGATGGGCCAAGCCTGAGACGTGGGCCATCATGAAGCCGGGAGCCAAGCGAGCACTGAAGGTATTCCTGCTAGAGCAAGAAGCAAATGATGCAGTAAAGCCAGGGCAGGAAGTCGTTCACCGTCCTGGGGCCAATACAAGATGTACAAGTTTTTGTGATGTAAGGCAGTACTGTGATTTCGGTAGACAACTAGGAGAAGCAATTGAAGCAGATAGCAACAGCATTGGTTAAAGCGCAGAAAGAGTTTGGACCTGCACTTAAAACCAGCACCAATCCTCATTTCAGGTCAAAGTACGCAGACCTTGCCGCGTGCGTCGAGGCGGTCATCGATGCGCTCAACAACAATGGGATCTACCTCATGCAGATGACGCATGAGACACCTGATGGCGCCATGGCAGAGACAGTGTTTCTCCACGAGAGCGGCGAGATGTTGTCAGCTGGCAAGCTATTCTTTCCAGCCAGCAAGCATGATGCTCAGGGGTATGCGAGCAGTTTAAGTTATGTGCGTCGGTACTCACTCATGGCAGCTTGCGGTATTGCACCAGAAGATGACGACGGTAACGCAGCATCTAAGCCGGCGCCTAAACCCGCACCAAAAGTAGAGCCAAAGCCTGAACCAAAGGTAGAAGCCAAGCCAGAACCAAAGCCGGTTCAAACGAATGAAGGCGTAGCTAACTTCGCTATGAACATGTTCATCGAGTTTCTACCCTCGGCTAAAACAGAGGCTGAACTAAACGCATTCTGGAAAGAAAACAAAGAAGCAGTAGCAAAGATCAAGGCCCACGATGAGTCGCTTTACGTGGACCTGTTAGCCAAGTTCAAAGCACGTAAGGATGAGATCAATGGAAACTAAATACTACGATTCAACGAACCTATTCAGCCCCAGGGTAAAGACCGATCGATCGCCAGACTTCCGCGGGGACGTGGAACTATCCGCCGAGCTATGTGCTTACATCACTAACAAAGTAAAGCATGGTGAAACTCCCAAGCTTTCTCTTTCTATGTGGTCCAAGGAAGGGCGCAGCGGCCCGTACTACAACTGCAAAGTACGCCAAGGCTGGGAGCAGGATAACGCACCAAAGCCTCCTCCGCCCCCAATCGACGACAGCGACATCCCATTTTGATCATGAAGAAGATCAGAAGGCGGCGGCCAATAAAACGTAAGAGCTACAGACTTACCGACCAGGATAAAGAACAGCTGACCATCATGTATTACGAGGGATACCATCCCATCGAAATGGCAGAGGCTTTGAAGATCTCTGACAAGACGGCTTACAAGTTCTGCTCCGATCGGTTCGCTCCTGTCAACGGCGGCTGGGCGCGTGGTGCGCCTAGCTCTGAAGAACGTGATCTGATCATGCAAAGGCATCATTTAGGCGTCAAACAACCGATGCTCGCCAGTGCTCATCGCAGACCAGTCTGGGTTATCAACCGCATCGTTAACCCCAAGCCCGCTGGTATTGCAGCGATCGAGGGTGCGCCGGTTAATGCTAAGCCCGGAGAGATCTTTGTCGTTCCACCTCAACCCACCTTCCTTGAAAAGGTAGGTCAATTCTTTAGGAGGCTCCTTGGTGGATCCCATTAACTTTGAATGCGTCAAAGTATCCCTGCGCCAGAATAAAGAAGGCTTCATGCTGACGCTGGCCATTCATCCAGATGACCTTAACCAAGACCTTGTGCGTGACTTTGTAGGCTCACGTTACGCCGTGGCTATGGTTCGGATTGGTGAAGATGAACAGCCCTATGTCAGACCCAAGGTCAGTAGCTTTGTGCAGACCGCAGGAATACTGGCCAAAGATCCAGAGTTCCAGCGCTGGTGCGTGGATACAGGTTGGTGCTTTTCTCACTCAGAAGATGACGCAGCACGGGCCATATGTGAGGCACTGAACATCGAGTCTCGATCGGAACTTGCTTCCAATACAGAAGCACAAGGCGCATTGATTGATTTGCGTAAGGAGTTTGAAGAATGGAAGCGAAGTACAAACGAAAGCTAATCCCTTACCAAGTCTACCTGCGGCCCGATCAGGTTGAGAAGCTGCGCGAGAAACCTGGCATGGCTTCAGAACTTGTAAGGCAGGCGATTGATACGATCGGTGAAGCCCCTCTTGATTATCATGAGGGCTACCGCCAGGGTTTCGTAAAGGCTCAGACGGTTATTACCAAATCCACCAAGGGAAATGCCATCACCGTATTTGGCAAGACCCTTAGTGATCTTATGTGTGATGAACTACAGGAACATATTGATGGATTATTCGGGCCACTTGATCAAAGCAGACCAACTGATGAATCGCGTGTATGACCTTTGCGAAAGCCATGATTACATGACCGCCATGGGCCTATGCCTCGAAGCTATTACAGAAATCAAAATGGCCTACAACGTATTGAACCACCTTAGCGAACACAAGGACCAAATGATTGGTATATGGGAGAACAAATGAAAACCTGCCCGCCATGCCATGGCGAATGTAACCAAGGGCGTGTATGTCCGGCAGAGAATCATCCTGCCTACGAACACTGGGAGAAGTGGTTCCCTAAGCACGGTATTGAACCGAGCAGATTTATCTTCTCTCGATCTAGCCATGGCAAGGCTTACCGTGCTGGGTATGACGCCGGCATGGAGGACGCCAAGAAGGTTGTAAATAATGGCGAGGAATGGAAGCTTTGGGACAATGATCAAGCATGACCAGGAAAGCAGATAAAGCGCACATGGATCGCGTCGCCAGTATGGGGTGCATCCTGTGCAAACACTTAGACCTTGGGGCAACCCCGGCTCAGATCCACCACATCAGAGAAGGCCAAGGTATGAGCCAGAGAGCTAGCAACTTTCTTGTAGTGCCTTTGTGCCCAACCCACCATACTGGAAGCCCCGGCATCCACGGTCTTGGCGAGAGAGGTTTCTATACCCGCTACAAACTTAGCGAGTTAGACCTTCTTGCCATGACCATTGAGCAGTTCTACTCTTCATCCAGATAGACTGTCTTCTCAAGCAAGTACTCTCGCTTGGGACTCACAATAATCCCGCGCTCTGCCCTCGATGCAGCCTTCTCACGCTGAGCAAACGAACGACGGATTGTCTTGTCATCGATTGCTTCACTGGGATTAGCAGCATTGAACTTCACAATCTCATCACCAAGGTCCGCAAAGGCTTCATAGTCACCAGCCTGCTGCGCAAGCCATAACTTACCAAGCAGCCTTGACCTGCGCATATCCAGCGCCTTCTCAATACCTTTGATCTCGCCCATGGCCTCATAGGATCTGGCCACATCTTGCGGTGTAAACCCAACCGCCTGAGCAAAGATTCCAAAGAGCCCAACATCCGCCACGATCGGATCCCCGCGCAGGGTCGTCGCACCTTCTGTAGAGAATCGATAAGCCTTGAAGAAGTCCTTGATGATGGGCGGCATCATGGCTTCCATACCGCGGGCGTAGTGACCTTCGTTGATCTTCTTGATCGCATCACCCGTGTTGACCACAATGCCAACAGAAGGACCGAGCAAGTCAATCACCATGTTCTTGACCCACTCCTCCTCATCCTTGGCCGTTGCATCATCTCTAAACCAGATACCGTTCAAGCTGGTACGGCTGGCCAGGTCTATTTGCAGCAGTTCTGACATGGGGCCACGGCTCATGGCTCTGGCGAAGTTATCGCCAAACAACTCGGCCATGGCAACCTTCATCTCTAGGCTGAAGTCATACGGCTCATCATCATCACCAAAGAGCGTATTCATCACACCTTCAATCACCCAGTACAAAGGCAAGCCTTCATACCCGGCAAAGAGTGCCGTCATGCCCATGATTCCAGTGAACTTCTTGCGGGCCTCTTTACGCAACATGAGCGCATCATTGTAGACACGCTTGGCATCTGCACGCTCTTCGTCGCTAAGCCCTTCATCCAAGGTCTTAAGTCTCAGCAACTCTAAGTCTTTGTTACTTAGGAAAGCTTTGTTAAACGTATCCACAAGGAGATACGTCATCTGCTGTGCATAGTTCTTAAACTGTAAAGCCACCTGACCGATCGGCCCACGCATGAACCTTGGCTTGGTCTCTGATGCGTACTCAAAATGAATCTGGTCTACAAGATCCCTTGCCAAACCAATGATCTCGCCATCACCGTACTTACGAACCCGGCCAGCCGCAACCTCTTGAGCGTTAATCTCTCTGGCCAAACGAATGGCAGCAAGCGCTGTAACCTGGCGGTTGAAAAGCTCGGCCTGGTTGAACATGTAACCAAGCCCAAGCGATACCTTCTCAAAGATTCCAAGCCCCTTGGACTGCATGGCACCACGGATACCAGAGGCATAGAGCGCACTGGGCCGCTCTGCAATACCAGCAAGCGATAGCGTCTGTGTACGGTTGATCGTACTTTCCAAAGCCTTTAGTGCATCAGCCTCGAAGGTCTTACCGGCTTTACGCAACACACCCTCAAGATCAAACTCCAAGAGCTTGGTGCGTGATGACATGAAGTCTTTTGATGCGCCATACAAGGCAGCAGAAGCCTTGGTAAATGACACATTGAACTTACCTGCCAAGGTAGGCATACCGATGATCGGTGTCTGCGTTAAGTTGACCAGCGCCGATGCAGGGGCGGTCAGGTAAAACATGAACGCAAAGTTGCTGATCTTGGACCAGATAGGATTTTGCTTCTGGGGCGCACTGAACTCTGCGTGCTGCTGCTTTAGTTCGTTCAGATACCGGCCGCGGGCATTCCCACCTCGCTCATTGAAATACTTCTGAGCGTCACCAACGATCGCATCTAACGAACCACCATACTCAAGCCTAGCCAGATGGTAGGTGCTATGGAATACCGTCTCGGCAAAGGCACGCTTCATGTCCATGCTTGCGCCCTTCACCTTCTTGGCATGGATGAAGTGCTTATGCACAGACAGATCCGGCATGATGCTCAGATAAGCCTGGTAGATGTCGTCCTTGAGCCTGGCCTTGGTATCCGTGGATACAAGATCGCCAACGTCTGTTTTGTCGATCGCATCAAAGATGTCGTTTAAGAAAGCTGACTTGATGACGCCCTGAGAGAACAGCTCCTTGGAATCAACGCCCGTTTTGAGGTTCTTTATCTTGCCGGACGCAATGTCCTTTTCAATACTTTGTAGGTGCGCCCGCTGGTCCGACTGAGATTCAAACATCTCATGGTAGGGGATCGTCTCACCGTTGGGCATCTTAATATCGTAGGCAACGAAGTAATCGCCAAAACGGTTGAGCGGGAAGTAGGGACCGTCATTTAAGAACTTCTCGAACTGCTGACGCAATCCAAGTAAATTAGCTTGGCGCACAGGACCGTCCGGCAACGCAGTCATGAGCCGGCGCTCAATGATGTCCTTCTTGCGCAAGAGCTGTGCTTTGTAAAAGTCACGGATCTTGATGAATAGCTTCTCGCCTTCCGTACCTTTGATCATCTCCCAGTTCTTGCGGAACGATTCCTTCTTGATCTTCTCTGCCTTGATGGGATCAGTAGGATCAATGCCAGACATCCTTGCGTCTAGCATCACTTCATCCAGCGCCTTGCCTTGAACTGGGTTCTTGTTAGACCAGTCCTGCCATTCCTGCAAAGTCTTTGCGGCCTCGGTCAGCTTGGCATCCCGGTCGTTCAACATGTTGGTGAGCACACGGTAGTACTCAGCAAACTGGGGCAACTCTTTCTTGGCTAGCTCTGATAGCTGACGCATGTTCAGGAACGACATCAGGTTCTTAGAGCTATTCATGCTTGCGTCGCCCACGAACTGGCGAAGCTTTTCCTTGGTAGCTTCAAAAGACGGCGTGTCTTTAATCATCGTATCCATGGACTTCATGCCTTCAGCAGGCGTGTCATCAATCTTGTCCACGGCGTTGAACAAATCTTGCCGTTCATCTATTGACATGTCCTTGCCGGCATTCGTAGCGGCGCCAACACTGCTACTCATAAACAGCGGCATCTGTTCGGCGCTACCCAAAGGCTTTATTTTTTCAGGGGCGATGTCCCACGAATCAGCGGAAACTTTATCCAAGTATTGCTTGAAGGTTTCATTGGGGAGGTACCTCTGATTCCGCAACTTCGCGTAGAAAGATTTCAACGCATCAGCTAAGCGTTTGAAAAACTTTTCTACAACCGTCAGTGGTTTAGCGGATGTGGTTGCCCAACGCGATACTTGGTCTGCGTACCATTCATGGAAGCTTGTCCAGTACGGGGCTAACTGCTCAGCTTTTAAGCCTTCACCGCCCTTTGTAACCTTTCCTATGCCGCGAGGACGAAACGATTGGATAAATTCCCTGGCGTCTTTGCCCTTGCTGGACTTTATAAACTTGTTGAACTCTCTAACAATCTCGTTGTGTGTTTGAACATCAGTCTTTTCAAACACTTCATACATGTGGATGTGGCCCAGCTCGTGAGCTAGCGTCTCAAGCATCTTGCTTGTTGACATCCCGTCAGTAAAAGCTATGAAGTAGTTGCCGTCAGGCATACCCCCCATGCGGCCATACTCATTGTTTGAGCCAGCCGAACCAATCTTTCTATGTGGCCCCGTGTACTTCTCACGATTGGCCTTGGCTTCAGAAATCGTAGTTACATAGATGTTGGGCTTGATCTTGAGCAGGTTCTTCCAGCCAAGCAACACTTGGGTTAGTTCCTTGGGAACATTGGCTGAAGCGGTTACCCCAGAAGGATCAAACTTAATAAAAGGATTAGCGTCATGCTTTTTTTGTTCAGCGTCTTCAATAGCCTTCTTTGCGGCAATAAGCTTCGCACGCTGCTGAGTGGTTAATAAAGCTGTCGTGCCATCAGCAACATCAACATACTCATGCCTACTGCCATTCATTGCTAAGTACATGATGCTGCCGTACTTATCGCCGTAGGTGCGGATTAATGCAAGCGGGCCATCTTGGTAGGCAATCTCAAGCTTCGGATTATTTTTAACCAGGTCATCAAGGAATTTCTTCTCTTCATCCGTGCCTTTTCGTGACTGCTGCACAACCTGCTTTTGAAGCTCATCAACTTCTTTTTCAATGGCTTCTCTGTTTTCCACAAAGAAATCATAAGCCTCATCTGTATCAGGCAACGTACCATCCATCATCTGCTCCGCATAGGAGCGGGGCGTGAAGGTTACTTCAGCTCGGGCAGCTTCACGTTCAGGTCTGGCAGCTTCGCCAGGTTCAGCAACTCGCTCTTCGCCTTCGGGGATAGCTTGTTCCACTTGCTCATAAACAACTCTTTGCTCATCGGCAGCTTCCGCGGCTTTAAGATTGGCTTCAAGTTCACTGCGAAACTCCCTAATCATGGTTAACACTTCGTCTAGCTTGAGATCTAAATCAGCAAGCTCAGCCTTCGTCGTGTCGCTTACATAGTCGTAATTCAGGATGCGGTCTTTGAGATATTCAACCGCCTCGTTTTGCTTCATCTTCTGGTCAAACACATCCGCCTGGTCAACAGCAACAGATGAAAACTCCCCAAGCCATGGGTCCAACAGCCCGCTAACAACAGCCTTATCAAGGTTCTTATCAGATTGCGTCTTGCGTATATCCGCAACATCCTTGGCGCTTACACCAGCTTTCTTCAGCGCATTAAGGAACGTATCTCCTTGCGTCTTACGCTTGCGCTCCCTAGCTTCAACGGCCTCTTTTTGCGTAGCTAGTTCAGCCGCTTGTTTCTCCAGCTGAGCTATTTCGTCTGTAATCCTTTGATCTTCTTCACTCAGCGGCGCCGGCCCTTCCATCGGGGGTGGCTCAACAAACTCAGGTGGACCTTCTTCAACAACTTGCTCGGCAGCAACCTGATCAGGCGCAGCTAACTGAAGCACCTCTGCTTGAGGTACAGGGATATTCAAATCACCAGTGGGTTGTACAGACGGCGCAGGTAACGCAGGTACAGCCTGAGCCTCACGCAAACGCTGCTCAATAGCCGGTGCATTATTGGCATAAAACTGCTGATCTTCTGGCGCCTGACGAGGTACGCCAGCCATAATATCCGCCACAAATTGCTCGAAATATTTCTGATCAACAGGCGTTTCTGTGAAGATTTCTGGCGGTACTTGATAGCCAACACTTGAAGGTTGTGGCGTAAGTGCTTGATCTGTAACAATGTCAGGGGTAATCCCGCCAGCTGGCGGGATTTGATACTTTAGTAGGGTGTCG